ACGGCATAATAGTAGCAAAATGAAAATCAAAGTGTGGAACCAGGTGCATGACCATGTGCGGGGCCAGGTGCAGGTCCAAGTGCGGGGCCAGGTGTGGCGCGAGATAGGGGACCGGGTGCGGGACCAGGTGCGGGACCAGGTGCATGACCATGTGCGGGGCCAGGTGTGGCGCGAGATAGGGGACCGGGTGCGGGACCAGGTGTGGGACCAGGTGTGGGGCCAGGTGCGGGGCCAGGTGCGGGACCGGGTGCGGGACCAGTTAAGGGCATTAAAATGAGCAAAAAAATATTTAAGTTTCATGACAATTTAAAGCAGGGTAAAGCCGGAGAAACAAAGTTACTTGCTTTATTCAAAGGATTAATAGCAACAGACGGTCGCAAAGGCGACATGATGCTCACAAACCAAAAAGTGGAGCTTAAAACAGATAATTACCCGGAATCAAGCACAAACAATTTTTTCTTTGAGCGATATTCTAACGCGGAGAAGGGCACTGACGGCGGCCCTTGGCAAGCACAGGCGCACGGTTGTAAATGGTTTGTTTACTATTTTACTGCCTCGGAGCTTGGATACGTGTTTGATGTTGACATGCTAGTGGATGCACTAAACAAATCTAGTTTAATGCAAGGACTAAAGCCAGTGGAAGTGCGAAATATTCGCTGGACTACAGTAGGATTTAAAGTACCAAGAACCGCAGTTGCTCCCGTGTTTGTGTGGCGCGGGAATCCGGCAGTGCTTGAATCCGGTGATGAGCAAGTGTTTAAGCAGTTTTTAGGTGAAGCAGATTAGTTTTTAAAACTTGTATATTGCGAGTGACATTCCTTCTATTTTGTCAATTTATCCGCGCAGACCAATAACCAGGGCAAAAAATAATTGACAATTCTATGGCCTTGGTGTAAGCTAATAACAGACTACAATTTGCCTTGGGAGGCCTAAATGCTGCGAATTTTTCAATTATCATTTGGGGCGGATGAAACAAACATGAGCATGAATTATTACGATGTGAAGTGTGATAGTTGGGAAGTTGTGGGTAATATGCTTTTAGTCCGCCAGCAAGGCAAAACTATTTATATTTCTTTATTGCATGTTAAGAGTTTTTATGAAATTGGGTAAGCCTATATGGGCCCAAGTGAATCCTCGAGTGCAAAACCAGGTGCATGGCCAGGTGCAGGTCCAAGTGCGGGGCCAGGTGTGGCGCGAGATAGGGGACCGGGTGTGGGACCAGGTGCACGTCCAGGTGCGGGACCAGGTGTGGGACCAGGTGCGGTACCGGGTGCATGACCATGTGCGGGGCCAGGTGGTGGTCCAGGTGTGGGACCAGGTGCAAGCCCAGGTGGTGGTCCAGGTGTGGGACCAGGTGCGGTACCGGGTGCGGGACCAGGTGTGGGTCCAGGTGTGGGACCAGGTGCAGGACAAGTTAAGGGCATTAAAATGAGCAATAAACCAACATACATGCAACATAGATACGAGTGTTTAGTTTGTAAGCACCGAGGTAAGTTAAGGTCTGGAAACTGGCTTGAAGGCGGGTGCACGCGCTGCAATTCTGATATGATTTTGCCAGAACCAGACATAAGCATTGTTGGAAATGTGGTTAGCCCTGGAACGTGGCAAGGTTCTAACAATAACCGGAAAAAAGTAGTTGACAACGCGAATCTTAACGTGGCAAAATATGTACAAAGCCCATATAAGGCAAAACGTGGTCAGGGCAATAACCGGGAGTTAACTATGAAAATTGTAAAACTGCTTAAAAATAAAATTGACGAGCAAGTGCAAGACAAGTTTGGGACCAAGATTAAGACAATTACCACGCAGGGTACTTTGCAACAAATGGGTGCACTACAACTTGAAATTGCAAAATACAAACACGAGACTTTACACACACTTCAAGCTGCTTTAAGCCAGTTTCAGGCGGTTGAGGGCGGGATTGCTAGTGTGGAAGAAACTGAGACGCACTTTTTGTTTACAAGTCAAGTGTCGAGTGCTGGTAAAATGACTGTGGGGCTTGAGAAGGCGCCATTAAAGGCAGTTCTGGGTGATTTGTTGTAACGCGAATTTGGCCATGTGGTGTCTAAAAGTTCGACAGTCCGTAGCTAACAAAAGGATTAAACTATGAAGTCAAAAAAATCTAAGACAATTCTTGATGCACACAACCAAGCGGTAAACGCTGGAAAAGGTTTGAAAGTTCCTATTGATGTATGGACCAAAATCCATGCGTCTCCGATTGAAGTTGAATGTTGGGGAGACCAAATTGTTTTAACGCACATAAACGGGGGTTCGCCAGATTTCTCCTCATTAGAAGAGCTTAGATATGCCTTTCAATGGTATGTTGAGCAGTTGGGCGGCAAAGTTACCTGGCCAGGAGAAAGCGGCGAAGTGTCTAAAAGTTCGACAGTCCGTGGCAATTTAAAGGACTAGTTTGGCAGCACTATGTCCAAACAATGGAAACAAAAGTCACAAAATAAGACGCACCAAGGCAGTGACATGGAAAGGGTTTTTCTGTCATATGCTTCACATGGTGCAGTTAGTCAGATTTTTAGACTTGTGCAGCAAGGAATAAACCCTGATTGTTGTGGTGGTTTGGCCTTTATAGTGGCGGCCCAAACTGGAAAAATTGCAGTTATCGAGGCGCTTGTAAAACTTGGGGGCGATTTACAGGCAGTACTCCCGCAAGTTCAAGACGCAGTTGATGAAAAAGCTGCTGCTAGATTAAATAAATTGATTTGGAAATTACAATCAGAAGGTAAGTTGCAATGATAAGGCTGTATGGGCTTTATTACGGTTTAAAAATTCTAGATGGCCGGTCGGCCCGAACTCCAATATCTAAATGAACCCAGTTTGCCGCACCTTTTGTGCTGGTTGGGTCTTCCATAAATAAACCATGTTTTCGTAGTAGGTCTGGATTGGCTGCAATTATGTTTGCAAGCGTTTGATGTGCGTCGTCATGCAAGTCTACCGCCATACACCTCATGTGGTAGGATGCTTTGGCTCCGCCAATTGTTGCGTTTATGGCAGGACTGCGGTATCCAGATGAAACTTTAATTGGCCAAGTTGAAGGCAGTTTGTTTTCACTTTCAAGGTCAAGGAGTAGCCCGTTTACTGCACCGATGAGTTTGTCTAGATTTTCTTGCAATCCGGTGGGTAAAGTCTGATATTCGGCACGATTCATTAAAATTTTTTTGCGGTCAAGAAGGTCCATATAAATGCACAGAAATTAGGTGGTTAAGCTATTTGGGCTGGTTGCCCGCAATGGAAATTGTAATTTTAATGCTTGACTTTGCCTAATATCTGCACTAACTTGTTAAAGGAAGTTCGCTTCTTAAGGGCACCGGTGTATTTAAAGCAATTTTAACAATAATTGTCAAACTTTTATACAAAATCCATAAATTGTCTAGATTATATACACCACTGTAAAAAAGTTCAACAGCCTATATCTACTACGCACCGTTTAAAAGCGCGTATAACGCTTTATTCCTAATTTCCCAATAATATCAATATGCATCAAAAATGAGGTTGAGTTTAAATTTAACTTCCTCGAGGATGTTGTTTTTAAAATCCAAAAGCCATAAAAAGCCCTTCAGTTCAAGCTTTCTTAAACTCTCATAAAATAAAAATAATTTAAAAAACTGATTTTTTCCCTTGCTTTGGCTACAAACTTTGGTTATTCTGATTTTGGTTAAGGCGGTTTGCGGCGTGGGAAGTTGGAGTAAGGTGTCAGAAAACATGGCCTGAAACTGGAGACACGCACAATATTAGCTTCTTGGTCTGGGGGAGGGGTATTGTCTAGCTAGCAGTATGACGGAAGTTTTAGGATAGGCAGCAGCCAATTCCTATAAACCAGATGCCAGAGTCTCGCGTGGCCGGGGATATTTTTTTAGGAGGTTTTGTGCAGGAATTGATTAGAAATCAATATGCTGAATGGGCGAAAGAATGTACGGAAATTCAGGGTTGGGGCGGCAGGGCCGAAAAAGCTCATACTGAGGCATTAATGATTGCCTTTGATGAATTCATTGCTCCGCTGCTTTCCACTGTTGAATATTATGGAAATAGAAAATTAGGAGAAGGTGGGACAGCTAGACGTGCCTTAGCCACCTTTAAAAAAAAGGTTAATAAATAAGCCATGTTTTCAATTAGAGAATACTCAAATAAATATTTTCCTCAATATAAGACATACTATGTAATGCTTGAGGACTTACAAATATCCGGACCTTGGTTTTCTTTAAAGGAAGCTGAGAATAAAATTGAAATTTTGAAGTGTTGTATTTCAACCTTCACTTCAGCGACGTAGTAATTAAACAGCAACAAAACCTTTTACCAAATATGGTATATATTTACCTAAGGAGAGAAAATGGAAACAATAACAGTTAACGGGAAAACGTACTACTCAGCAAAATCAAACACTGAATATAACGGTGAATATAAAATTGTCATCCTTCAGCGGGGATGGGTGATGGTTGGCAAAATGGAGCGAAACGGTTCTGAGTGCAAACTTCATCATGCAAGCGTTATTCGAAATTGGGGAACAACAAAAGGCTTAGGCGAGATTGCAGAAGCAGGACCTAAAAAAGACACCCAACTAGACCCGTGTAATGGCGTTGTTGAGTTTGACTATTTAACTGTCGTGGCAACTATTTCTGTCAACGAGGAAGTATGGGCAAAAGAACTATAAACTACGAGGGCTCAAACACTTCCATCGGCAACGGCAACGGCAACGGTTACGGCGACGGTTACGGCAACGGCGACGGCGACGGTTACGGCGACGGTTACGGCTACGGCTACGGCTACGGCAACGGCGACGGCGACGGCTACGGCTACGGCAACGGCGACGGCGACGGCTACAGCTACGGCTACGGCAACGGCGACGGTTACGGCGACGGTTACGGCGACGGTTACGGCGACGGTTACGGCAACGGCAACGGCTACGGCTACGGTTGGTGAAATATGAGCAAATTCCCATTGTGTGAAGGCTACGACTACGCCATTGAGAATGACCCGAGGGTGAAGGCCTTAGTTAAAGCATTAAAACTGGCACGCAGATGGATTTCAGATGAAGACCCGAATTGGCCTATTCCTAAAAAAATAGACAAAGCCCTCAATGCCTTTGAAAAAGGTGAAGAATGACTGACGACAAGCGCCCGCGAAAGTGGTTAATTTCTGACGATGGCCGGTCTTTTGAAATACTCGATGGCCTAGGTAGTATTTTTGAATACAAAGGCGCTCCGCCTAGAAATCCTGTTTCAGTTATTGAGAGAAGCGCCTACGACTCCTTGGCCGAGCGCCTCAAAGTGGCAGAGGAGGAGAATAAGCGTGCGCGTAAAGAATTCGATGAATGGAAAACCAACTGTTATACCAGAGATGAACACCTGCAACTTGTAAAAGAGAGCGATAAATACAAGAACAATGTCTATAATTTATGTGAACACTTAGACAATTTTAGAAAACGCAATGTTGAATTGGCATTTGAACTCACCCTCGAGCGCTCCATCACGGCGATGCTGCGGAAGGCGCTGGACCAAATAAGAATCCAAATTGGTTATTGTATGAGCGGCGGCATTAGTACTCCTGTTGCCACTCTTAAAGATATTGAGGCAATTATTGAAAAGGCTCTCGCGAGCGAGAAGGAGATGGGGAAATGAAACGAAGTAAGATGGTAGAACAGCTATGCGAGCCAATTACTGTCGAAGGGCTGGGCAATTTGCACTTACTTCCCGCCGAAGCAGATGCAATTCTAGGTCTACTTGAACAACTCGGAATGAAACCTCCAACGCTACCAGAAGACCACTGTCAGGCAATTCTACAAATTTATTATGGCAACTACACATTTAACCAATGGGAAGAAGACTTTGATAAAGACACTAAAGCGGTGGATGCCTTACAGCGCAGGTTGAGTAAAAAATCGCGATAACTGATTAACGAAAGTGAATTGGAGTAAGACGATGAATGTGGGAGACAAGGTTATCAGTGACTTGGATGGTCTGGAATACATAGTCGTTCGCTTTGGTCCCCGAGATAAAATTGAGCCTTTACCTGGAGTGAAGCAAATCGGAAATGCTGTCGTCGTAGAAGACGCTAATGGCAAAAGTCAACTTCTTTACGAATGGGAAGTCTCAAAAAGAAATATATGAAAAATCCTAAAGCATTGGTCATTTTTACAATACATTTGTTTGCATGATTAATAATATCAACCATTAAAAGGATGTGCCCATGACTAAAAAACAAAAACTACTTTTGCTCATACTTATCGGCAGTTTGTTTGCCTTAATTAGCAAACAAAATACAACTATTGAAAACCTAACACTAGCAATTCCAAAAGCAGTCAAATCTGGACTTCAAACTGGATTTGAACAAGGCTGTGGAGTTGGATTTGAAGTTGGTGCGGGCGCTGCCCCTGAATCCGAACCTTTTGCCCCAGCTCTAGAATGGTGCGCAAAACAAGCGGAAACCCTTTATGGTCAATAGTCAGTCAACAGAAATTGTGCTTATGGACCCAAACGGCACACAAGTTGTTTCGCTGCCTGTTAGTGCCCAATATTGGGTACTGCATGGAAGGTCCGCGCACATAGTATCTTTAAAAAAATATGTGGAATTACTCGTACAAGAAGGCTGGACTATTTTAGGACCATTATAAAATAATACAATTGTTCTACATTAGCATACATTTAAAGCAATAAAAAGGCTTGTTTTAAAATCAAAATCGTGTTAAAGTTGTATCGAGTTTGGGAGAAATCGGTAAATGAAGCACTTGCTATATTTAAAAGATGTAAAAAAATTTTATGACCCCGCCAATCCAAAAGGCGGTCCCATTACTCAGTCCACAGCATTAAAACGCCTTAAAGACCTTGACCCTAAATATGCCGATGAAGTTGCGGCCATGCGAGAACTGACCGAAGCCATGGAATGCGGGGTTAATTGGTCCGATTTAAAAGAACAAAAAAAATCAGCACAAACAATTAATTTTGCTTCCATTTATGAAGCCATGGCCCCTTTACTTCCTTTAATGTTTAAAAAAACCACCAAGGGACAAACAATTGCGTTTGTGGTTGCTGAAAACAAAGAAGTTGCAAAAGTTGAATACCAACACGAGGATAATTTAAAAGACGCACTTATGCATCCAAACCGTGCCCACATTTGGGCCGAAATCCGAAATTTTTACAACACGTCGGAGCTTTTAGACGGGCACCGGGATAAACTTCATTTTGGTCCATTTATTATGACCATTATCAAAAACTGGCTGCTTTACGATGAGCGAAAAATTTTAAGTGGAGACCCAGTACAGATTTCCTGGGACGCTAATGAATATGCCTATAAAAAAATGGATTTGAGCCTACTAAAGCCGGCCCCAACTCCTACTTGGGATGAATTTTTAAGCAGATTAGATTATCCAGACGTATTTATGGCATGGGTATGGTCTATTTTTGAAAGCACAAACAATTTACGACAAATTATGTGGCTTCGTGGTGCAGGCAATGATGGTAAATCAAGCGTGCAAAAAGCCATTGAGCAGGTAATTGGCCAAGACTATTGCTATTCCATGAAAGAAGGCGACGAAGAACGTCAATGGTTCCAAAATAACGTATATACTAAAGTGCTTGTAAATTATGCCGATTGTAAAAATATGTTTTTAATCCAAAATTCCGGTATTAAGCAGCTGACTGGCGGTGACACTACTTCTATTGAAGGCAAAGGAGAAAATGCCTTTACTGGAAAAATATACTCTAAACTATTTGTAACGAGCAATGTGTTACCAAAAATTAACCCTGAACTTCGTGCTCATACCTCCAGGATTATTAAATTAGAGGTTCAGTCGCAACTAGAAGAAAAAAAGGACGCCGGATTTGAAAAACGGCTAACTGCAGAGATTTACCCATTTCTATATCAATGTAGGGCGGCATATGAAAAATATGCATCTCATGGACATGATAAACTTATTCTACCAACCGATTTACAAGAAAAAATCCTAACTGAGTGCGCATCTGAAAGTCATATGTTTGTGATGGACTTTATTGAGGCTCATATTGAGTTTGGCGAAGAACTTCACTGCAAGGCGTCAGATTTAAATAAGCAGCTTCGAGAATTTCTTGTGCTTGAAAAACATTTGCCATCAAGCCAAGTCCGACATTATGAAGAGCAGTTTAAACAAAAAGTAGATAGTCAAGGATGCATTCAACGGCGTATTGAAACTGGCGGAAAATTACAAACAGTTTTTATTGGTTTTAAGCTAAAGGAAACAAAATGACACGAGAAAAATTTCTAAAATTACTTTTTGATGATGGCCAACAAACTTGTTTTGCGGCCCAAGCAACTGGTTATAAAGTAAGTAAGGCACCGACAGAACAGGATTTATTTGTTTGTATAAATGCTTTAGACCCAAAAGTAGACAAAAATCCAACTGAATCCTGGCACCGGGTTGACTTGCCAAGACGTGCAGATTGCAATGTTGTATGTTTTCGCAACTTTCTAATCGAACTTGATAGTATGCCTATAAAAGAGCAAATTGAATATGTAACTGCCAGGGTTCCTGTGTCGGCTATCACTTTTTCTGGTGCAAAATCCTATCATTTTATTATTAGCCTTATGACCCCATTGACAAGCTTAGAAGAGTATCAAAAGTTTGCCGCAGGTTTGCACAGACTCCTAGACAAGGCAGACAAAAGCACTAAAAACCCGTCCAGATTATCACGACTTCCTTGGGCAATTAGACCAGAAACCGGTTTAAAACAAGAACTGGTGTATTTGGGAGACCGTATTTATGCGTCCGATATGCCCAAATTTCCAGATTCTCCATATAAAAAAGAACAAGCTAGGCGCACTGACCACTTGTTTGTATCGCAGCAAATTCGAGAAGCACAAAGTATAGGTCCTGACCGATTTATTCAACTACATTTTACTGGCAGAAATCAGTTTTTTTACTGGTTACATAAACGATGTTCAGAACTTAATCATACTCGGGAAGAAAAACGTAGACTTGTACAATGGTTTTATGATAAACTAGAAAACAAGCGTAATTTTAGCATTCGTGAGGCTTTTTTGGCCGCTAGAGTAAAAGCCGATTAAGGCCCTAAAGTAAGCTAACTAAACAGGATTTATTTATGACAATAAAAGTGTTATTAAAAAAATGGTTTAAAGGCACAAAACAGGCTTCAAACCAAGTCCCGAAACCAGTACCTAAGCAAGACCCCTTGCAAGAGTACATTACAAAACTTGGAGAAAAAGCCCGTGGATACAAACACTAAACTGCCTAACCAGGCTGCAGCAGAACTTAGCAAGCCCGCAGCAGAACTTAGCGAGCCTAATGAACCCATCAAGCCCATTGTTGTGTTAAAGCCTGGTGAAAACCCAGGACTTACAAACACTGAATATCACAGCGAAAAAGAACATTTATCATCCAGCAATTTAAAAGATTTACTTACAGACCCTCAAAAATTCTATGAAGAAAAGATTTTAGGTAAAAAACGTGCGACCTCGGACCAACCGCAACTAGTAATTGGCAGTCTAACGCACTCGTTGGTATTGGAGCCAGAAACCGTGGAAAAGGAATATGCGTTTTTTGACGGTTGGAAAAAACAAGGAGTGCTTTACCAAAAATGTAAAGAAGAAAATCCAAATAAAGAAATCATTAGTAAGCCACAGCGCAATGTAGCCGAACGATTGGCTCGGGCAGTAACTGCTAGCAAAACAGCTAAAAGCCTGTTTACGGACGGTGTCCCTGAATTAAGCTTGGCTTCGCGAATTTTAAATGTGCCTGTTAAATGCCGAGCAGACTACCTGAATGTGTCTGCAGGATATATTGCTGACCTCAAAACGACGTCTCAAGTATCGGATATTGATGCATTTAAACAAACCATGGAACAGTACAGATATGACTTATCTGCCGCCTTGTATTGTCAAATTGCTCATGATATATATGGTAAAGTATTTGATTTTTATTTTGTGGTTGTGTCAAAAGCTGATATGGGCTGTGCAGTGTATAAGGCATCATCAGCGACTTTATCAAAAGGTGCGTCTGACGTAATTAAAAGCCTGGTGCTTTATAAAAAATGCCTTTCAGCCCAAAAATGGGACTTGACAGTTTTGAATGACCGAGCTAAAATTATTAGCGAAGAAATAGAGGAAGTATGAAAATAGGCCAAAAAGTACAACTAAAACCAAGCTACGCTAAATGGCATTTAAACCATCAAGAGATATATGACCGTCCAAGCGGTCTTGAAACAGAACAAGATAAAGCAGAAAGAGAAATTGAAAACTATATGCATATTTTATGTTGTTTTGGAGTGCCAGTTACTGGAAAAATAATTAAACAAGGATGTGATTCTAAAACTTGGGGAATTTTGTGGACAATACCCACAACTAGAAAAAAAATTTATTATTTTGCCACCAATACACAAATTTTAACAGCAAAGGATTAACAATGTCTGATTATGAACGCAGAATAAATCCGCAACCAACTGCAGCAGATACCGAAGCAATTAAACAAGAATTTGCCAGCAAATCACAGCAAGAACGCACAATGACATTGCCGACCGATTCTCAAGAACGTAAAAACTATCCATTAGCTAGTGGATGCCTTAATTATTTTCCTGCAGCAATTGCGGGAGTAGCAAAAGTGTCAAAACTTGGAAATGATAAACATAATCCAGGTGAACCCATGCACCATGCCCGAGGAAAATCCTCTGACCATGCAGACTGTATTTTAAGGCATTTGGTCGACACACAGGATTTGCTTGCCGCCTATATGCGAGGGGCAGACGTGGCTTCCGAACAAGTATTATTGGAGGCTAGTCAACTTGCATGGAGGGCACTTGCGTTTTCCCAAGAACTACACGAAAAACTTACAAATATCCCCTTGGCCCCTGGAGCTAAAAAATGAAGATTGAGTTTAGGAGTTAATATGAAAGTAATTTCAAGCGAACAAATAATTTGTGTTGACGTAGACCAAACTTTGGTTTTACATAAAAAATTAAAGAAAAAAGATAAAATAGTAATTGTCACAGACCCATATGATAACGCACAACGATATCTAGCAGTCCATATTCCCCATGTAAAAATTTTAAAAGATAGAAAGGCGCGGGGGGCCGTAATTGTTGTGTGGAGTCAATCAGGGTACAAATGGGCAGAATCTGTAGTAAAAGCATTAAAGTTAGAACCTTATGTTGACTTTGTTTTGTCAAAACCAATTGCTTATATTGATGATTTACCCGTTCAAACTTGGTTGGCAGAACGTATTTATTTAGACCCAGATTCGCACTACGGAAAATAGTTTTAAAAAGGTATTGACTAGCATAAAAAACTGTGCTAGTATAAGCCAATAACAGCCTAATAAGGCAGAAAAAGGAGCAAAAATGCAAACAAATTTTAAACCACTCGTCGACGACACACGGGCAACTAGTGATTTGGGTCCGTTGGTGGTTATTCGCGGTTATAAACAAGGCGGACTTATGCTGACCTTTAATGGTCCTGGCAATAAAACCGAAGAAGCCTTGAAACCGGGAACTATCATCGAGGGCATTTACGAAGGCGCTAAAGAAGAAGTTGGTCCCCGTGGTAAACCGAGTATTGAGTACAAAATTCGTGGCGACAACAACACCTTGTACATGCTCAAAGGTTGTTCAAGCTTAAACAACGCAAAAACTGGCCTTGCTGCAGTGCAAGAAGGTGCGCTTGTTCAAGTTACGTTTAACAGCGTAAAGACAACCAAATCTGGCAATGACTATGTTGATTTCTTGGTTGCCGTAGCTGATTCTGCAATTTAATATCCCCATTATCTTGGGGAATGTGTGCCCCTGCGCTTGTCCTCCCACAGCCAGGGGCTTTTTTTAAGGATATATGTTTAAGCATAGGTATAAATTAGCATGGGCCGGAGTAGTTGCTGTTCATGCTATGTGGGCAAACTGGGGGCTGACAATTGCCTGCATTCCTTTATTTTTAGCAACTGCGTTTTTAACGGAGCCATTATGAATGCGAATAGAATTGCAATGTTTTTGATTACTTTATACATTTGGGTGCTTTTGGGCGTTGTTGGTGCACTGTTGGTAGTTGTGCTTTCTGGATGTCAAAAGGCTAAATTCCACTCGGTAAACGAGCAACAAACTGAAATTATTGACGTATTGCCTCCAACGCTGCCTCCTATTCCGCCAACCACACAACCATGTGACCTAGATGAAGACCATGACCACCATGACCACGATACAAATGGACATTGCAAACATAGAAAAAATCATCATAGGCATGGACACACAAAGCACGGGCGCTGCTTAAAGAATGATATTTAAGGGGCTGATATGAAACTAATTAAAATACTAATTTTAACTACGATTTTAACCGCCTGCGGACATCCGATTCGCGATTTACATGATTTACAATCTAGAGCGGATATACAAGACACTCAAATAGCTACGTTACAAATAGAATTTGCCCAGTTAATTGCTGATTTAGCCATATTGCAAGCAAAAGTGCAAGGATTAGAAAATAATTTGCAGGTATTTTCAGTGCAAGACCCTTGTGGAAATGGTCCAGGATTTGATGAAGTAGTTTTAAGTACTAATATTGGACTAATTGCCTTTTTTGAATCTGGGTCTAATAGATTTTTAACCGTGCTGTCAAATGGCACTTATCAAACTACTGATGCACAACATTGTGTATTTATGGTAAATAATGGTGTCGTTTATTAAGTTTTGCATTTTTATACTTGTACTTTTGCTTATTAAAGAGGTATTATTTTGGCTAGAGGGAGACTAGACCATGATTATAGGAGGAACACTTGAACAACTTAAGACTTTTATCCAGCAAACAGAAACAATTGCATTCGACGTCGAAACTACGGGTGTTGACAAAAACAAAGATAAAGTTATTGGCTTTTCAATTGCTGGTCGTGACCGTAACAATTCCTCTATTTATTGTGGGTACTATGTTGGCACTTCTAGGTACGAGCATTTACGCAGCGGGCTTGTGGATACGGGCTATTTTTGCACCGCGATTGAAATCTTAAATTTACTCAAAACTAAAAAACTTGTCACATGGAATGGGTCTTTTGACTCTTCTATGACTTTGCGCACTTTTGGCGTGGATATCAAAGATGCAATTTATATCGACGGCATGCTGCTTGCTCACACTACGAATGAAAACGAGTTTGACTATCGGCTTAAAAGCATGGCTAAACGCGTTTTTGGAGAGGACGCTGGTGCTGCCGAAGATGCATTAAAAGCTGAAGTGCTTGCAGTTGGTGGAAAATGGACTAAAGAAAATAAAACTATGTACATGGCCAGCACTGAAACGCTAGGTAAATACGCAATTCAAGACGGTATTTTAACTCTTAAACTTGTAGACGAATTTCTCCCATATTTAAAAGCTGAAAAGTTAGAAGAATTGTTTTATGGCGAAGTAATGCCTTTATATCGCTTATTTACAATTCCTGCAGAACGAGGTGGCATTAAACTTGACATGCCCCTTTTATTGTCTGCGCAAGAAAATATTGCCAAAGATATTAACGCACTTGAAGTAAAAATCCTGGAAGCAATTGCGCCTAATCTAGACTTGTTTAAAGCCTGGTTGCTAAACAAAGATTACCCTCCTTCCCGCTCAGGTGCGTTTATTCAAGAGTTTTGTAAAATCCACAAACCAAATCTTCCTTATACTAAATCTGGAAATTATTCACTTACTGCAGACGCACTGGCAAATCTTGAGCCTGGATATGTTAAACAAGTGTTGTGTAAAGAAGCATATATGCTGCCAGAAGATGTGCATGCTTGTCAAAACGCACTATGGAAAGAAGATGGGAAGCCATGGTTTAATTTACAGTCTAAACATCATTTAAAAAAATTGTTTTTTGACACTTTAAAAGAAAAGCCTTTAAGCACCACTCCTACAGGACAACCTCAAGCTGACGACGAGTTTTTAGAGTTAATGACAAAAAAATATGCATGGGCCGTAGATTTGCGTACGTATAATCGACTGAACAAGTTAAAAAGTACATACATGGACCGATTTGTGGATGCTCAGCATAACGGGCGATTCTATCCTTCATTCTACCAGCACAGAACAGTGTCAGGCCGACTAGCTGGAGATTTGCAACAATTACCTAGACCAATAGAAAACCCCAAGCCCGACGACATAGTAGCAAAATATCAAAACCTTATTCGAGCATTTTTTATTGCTGATGAAAACTGGACGTTTGTTGATGACGACTATGATAGTGCGGAACCTAGAGTTTTTGCTCACGTTAGTAATGAGCAGAAAATTAAAGATATTTTTAAGCTTGGACACGATTTTTATAGCACCATGGGCATCAATACTGAAAAACTTGATGGCGTGAGTGCGGATAAAAAGGCACCAAATTATTTAGGAAAAGTTAACAAAGAAAAACGCCAAGCCGTAAAAGTGTATGCGCTTGGTATTCCTTATGGTTTGGGCGGCTACAAACTGCAATATGAGTTGAACATTGCTCTTTCAGAAGCAGAAAAACTTGTGTCCGGATTTTGGGCAGGACATCCAGATTTGGCTAAAGAAGTCAAAAAGGCACACGAAGAAGCTTTGGAGCACGGTTTTGTACGTAACGAAGCAGGCCGCATACGACATTTGGACCGGGCAAAAGAAATTTATTCTCAATATGGGTCTGTTATTTTGGACGATTTGGAACTTTGGAAAAAATTTAACGATATGCCAGGGCTGTATGCCAGGGCCAAGCAGCATCGTCGGGAATTAAAAAATCTACTCAATAATGCCTTTAATTTTAAAGTGCAAGGTTTGGTGGCGAGCATTATTAACCGTGCCACTATTTTGATTGCACAAGAAATTGAAAAACATGGATTCAGGGCTAAAATAATAGCTCAAATTCATGACCAGTTAATTGTCCATGCGCATATTGAAGATGCCGCTAGGGTAGGGTATATTGTACAAACCCGAATGGAGAATGCCTTTCCTCTAACTGTACCGTTACCTGCTATTCCATCATATGGACCAAATATGAGGGATTCAAAAGGAACGTAGAATGTATAAAATTATCGTACAATTGTACACGCATAGCATACAATTTCAATATGATGATACTTGGAAAAATTGCACTCATTGTGGATTTCCTAACCCTGCAAATAATAAAAAATGTATGATTTGCAAACAAAAATTGTTGGGTGCAAAATGACTTGTCCTAAGTGTGGCCAAACTTGGGCTTTATGCACTTGTCCTGGGCCATTTTCAGGACAACCGACCACTGACCCATGGACTGGTTTAAGTTCACATCCTGAGCACGAAGAACCATTACCAAGACCCGGCCATCAAATTCCAATACCCGGATGGGGCAGACCAAATTGCGAGTGTGGCCAAATCGACGGATTTGGAATAAAACATAGTGATTACTGTAGGTTATCAAAGCATCCAAATCCAGAAGAACCATTACCAATTTTATTTGACAATGACGGTGATGACTGGTAAACTGCACTTTTAGGAGATTAATTTATGAACATTTTTGATTTAAGACCAACGCTTATTGCACTAGCTGTTGGCCTAGTAGTTGGGTCTATGGGCGGATGCTGGGCTGCAAAAAAACTCACAAAACCAGAAATCCGCACAGAAATTCAAGAAAAAGAAGTTATTCGTACAGATATTAGAACTGTGACTCGGACTGTAGAGCGTCCGGATGGTAGCAAAGAAACGGTTGTAGAAACTGTAGACAAAACAAAGTCGGTAGCTAGTAAGCAAGCAGTTGTAGAGGTAAGTAAGCCCAATTGGAGCGCTGGCGTGGCCGTGGAATCTGATTATAAACTGCAACCTGTATATGAGGTTGAGCTTAATCGTCGAGTGTTTGGGCCTATTTATATTGGAGTGTCTGCAAATACAGATGCAGAATTTGGCATCAGACTAAACGTGGAGTTTTAACATGAAAGTGCGTATTTTTAGAATTTCAAATTTGCCTTTAGAAGTTACCGATTTGCAGGCACACAAAGAAGAATGGACCAGCGAATATGATAAACTTGCACTAGAATGTGGTCAAGATATGATTATGCTACAAAAAAAATGTGAAGAACTTGCGGCAAAATTGCAAGAAAAATATAAATATATTGGCCATCAAGAAATGCCAAAAAACCGCAAACAATGGGCAGCATTAGTCAATAAATACGAAGCCCCGGTTCTAATTGCACCAAGTGCAGAAAATCCAAAAGAACTAGTGCTTGTAATTTGTGACCAGCCTATTTTGGCGTCATGATTCAAGGGTTGGCAATTTTGGTGCTGGAATTAGTGCAATTGTAATGTGAGTGCCGTCTGCGGGAGCGTGTACTTTTTTGCTGCTTAACTCTAGCACATACTTGTCGTCTGCGTTTAAATTCGGCACACCATCCGGCCAGGGCTGCACATGATATTTTGGCAAAAACAACACGTCCAAAAGCATTTTTTCCACGTTGCTTAAATCTTCAGCCCTACTGCTAATTTTTCCCTGCTTATTAAAAAGGGATGCCATTTGAAATTCAAACGCAACAGAAAAACAATGTTCGTCTTCTTTATAGGCATCTCTGATGGATTTTAATTTTGCTTGAATATCAGAATTATATAGGCATTGAAAAAGTCTGCGTTCCCAGTCTCTGTAAGACTGTGTTTTATGGCGCCTATCTCGGTAGTAAACTGAGTTTATAGAAAAAGCTTCCAGGGGCAAGTAAAAATCAATTTTCACTTTAGGCTGTCCTTAGCCATGCCCCCGACAAGCCAGGTAGCAGGCTATATTATAGCAGGTTTATTCAGGCTTGTCAAGTTTTTCTTCAGATTTGTCGGAAAGCTCAAGTTCCCCGCCTTTTAAATCTATTTTGGCGCTAGTGAGCTTTTTAAACGTGTAAAAGACCATACAAAGGCCAAAAAAAGCAATAGAGGTCCATGTAGCAGTGCTGACCGGCCAAAAATGAAGCGCAACTACGCTTAACGCACTGAGGTGGAAAGAAACAGATGCCGTCCAAAGCCTAAATGATTTTTCGCCTGTTTGAATATCATTTGCAAGCGGAACCCAAACTCCATGTTCTGATAAGTAGGTTAGCATTTTTTTAAACATTATTTGGACCTGATAATTGGGCCAACTGGTTTAATTACTGGGGCCCCGCGTGTAGCCAGTTTTTGAGCCATAGTTGGCTCTGTGCTTTTGTAATTAAGCACTTTCATAGCATCTTCGGCACGTTTTGCATTAACAAGTTTTTGAACATCTTGTTGCACTGTTGGCAATGTTTTAGCCATTGCTTGTCCAGTTTCTGCAGCAACGGCATTTTTATTAAATAGGCCCAATGCTTTTTTTACAGCTTCGGCTTTTTGCGCGTCATTTGCAAGTTTAGCAGCGGGATTAGCATGTTCTGCGGCTTTTAAAATTCCAGCGGCCTTTCCAATTTTACCAAAAGGTAGCATGCCCATGGGGTCTGCAAAAACTTCTAATCCTGCAACTCCAAGTGCTTTGGCCACGTTTCCTGCGGTGGAAGTTTCAGGTATTCCAAGTTTTTGTGCAGCTTTTTCAACAATGGCCCGTGACGATGCTTCGGAATTTGCTGCAGACTGGCCAGTGGCCCCAATCTTGTCTGCGATTGCATTTAAAGCTTTTCGCTGCGCGTACCCAAGTGCGTTAAATCCTTTTCCCACCAAATTAGTCGATTCGCCGGTCGGATTAAAGATATCATTTAGCACAGGAGTTGCGTCTTCTCGGTCTGCTCCCTTTAAAGCTTTTTCTGCAAAATTAGTTTCCATTTCAAGTTCTTTTTTTGCTGAAACAGGGGCGATAATTTCTTTTGCAATTTCTCTTGTTTTGTCAGGTCCGGCAACCATTAGTTCTTCAAGTTTGGCAAGTTCTTCAGGGCTAGAAGCAGTCAATGGGAGCCTCTTATTATTAACAATTGCGGCGGCCAATGGAGCGTCATCAGCAGTGTGAGCTGGTGGAAACGTGCGAAGTGCTGGATTTCGCTCTACTTCGGCGGCACTCATTGCTTTCCAGGCATCTTGTGTTTCTGCTATTTCTTTTTCCAATGGCATTTTCATTTTTGGAAGTTTAGGAATGTAGTTGGCCATGATTTCTTCAACAGCACTTAATTTACTCATTTAGAACCCCAAATAATTGCTGCTATTGCAATAGCTGTGGCAATTAACCAACCAAAAACTTTAGCAACAAGTTGAATTGCCAAAACATGCTTAGCAATTGGCAGCAATTCGTCTTCAACTTGTGTGACTCTTGCCACATGAAATTCCAGCTCACTATTATATTTTGCAAGTCTAACATCAACTTTGTCAAGCCGACTATCCAGCTTGTCTAGTTTTGTCTCAATTCGGTTCAACTGGTCTTTAGTATCGCTCATACGTCACTATTGCGGGGCCCGGATACTGGCTTTTAGTACAATATCCAACGCTTTTTTAAACGCAGCGAGTTCTTCTTGCGTTTTTGGTATAGTTTTTAGTATGGCTTTTGCCTGTTCTAATGTCATAAATCTCCCTTAATGCAGGTCTACCCACGAACCTGCGGCATATACTTGCAGCTTGTCTGTGGACGTATTGTAAATTACCATTCCATTTATGGCAGTCATGGCATCTCGTTGGGCTGTGCTCATTCTAGATGGTAAAAACGCTTTAGTTGTGGATTCAATTTCCAACGCCACACTACTATTTGACACTGCATCCGTAGTGCCAATTTTAAGACTTCCTGCCATGTAGTTGTTGACTTCCGGAGAAATATGTACGCCAAAAGTATTTGCGGACACGCTTCCAAAAGGCAAGTCCATCGCAAAACCTTTTAACGTGCTAACCGTCGTTGCGCCATTAGGTATAGCAACTGCTCTACACAAATCGACTTCAGCTATGGAACCGCCAGTGGAAGTAGCATCTAGGCTAATAGCAAAAGTTGCACCTGTGACTCGGTCGATTGTAGAGCCCGTGCCCATAGACACAACTGCGGGAAGGCCCAAAGCTGTGTAGCCAAGGAAACTAGATGTTAATGTACAATTAGCACCAACATTGAGCAACATAGCCGTGTTTACTGCTAGGATATCGGTGCTTAGTGTGGTATTGTCTGCAACGGTCGGAGAAGTAATCAAGGTATCTAGAGAATTAACTCCAGAAGGATATGCAGAAATATCAACATTTGCAAAAGAGTTTAACTGCCCAATGCTTAGTGCGCCCGTAAAAGTCAAAACGCCATTAATATTTACATCACCAGTCACATTAATTGCTCTGGCAGTGCCCGGGGCCTCTCCACCGGTCATATTTGTAGCGGCCTGCGTAACTTGGGCGTTTGAACCAGTTCCAGTTATAACCGCAGTTATGTTGGAAAGTAAAGTAAAATTAGCCTGGATTGCATTCCACACTTGGGTGGCAGTTGATACTCCGCTTTCAATTGAGATAGTAATAGCTGGATAAACAAAAGAAGCTACTTCATTTCCAGCAGTTGTTGTGTTTGTGTACTCGATAGTTATGTTATTGTTGTCGCCAGGCTGATTAAGAGTATAGGTGATGTCCTGAACAACTAAAGATGACTGAACACCTGCATAATTAGTAATACCGCTAGTGGTTACATCTAAGCATGTTACAAATGCTTTATTTAGAGTTATAGACGGATGAATATCTACGGCAGTCATATAGGAACCAGAAGGAACAGTTCCTAAATTTAAACCAATATCCACACCTTTAACGCCACCAGAACCAATAGTTGTAATGTTTGGATATATGCCTACTCCAGTATACCCGGCATTTCCAGTCAATGTTGCAATTGATGGATTAGCATTAAATCCAGACATATTATGATTATTTGCAACACTGCCAACATTAGGACTAGCATTAAAAGACTGGTATGACGGCACTTGAACAGGCAAATTTGCTGCATCATAAAAAGCAGTTACATAGGTGGAAGAACTAATTGTTGAAGAAGAATTTGCGGAAGGTTGAAAACCATAGCCTTGCAAAGGCCCAGACAAGTTCACATTGGAATTAATTGTGCCAAAACCATAGCTATAGCTTAGTCCTTCGACGTCAATAGGGTCAACGCCGTTTCCTATTTCAAAATTGTTATCTCGTAGTGCGATACCTCCTACATTTGAAGTACCAATATGTCGCGCAAATACTGTGTCAATTCTAACTGCGGTTCCATTTGTACCAAAATCAAATCCGCTAGAATCCGGGTCTATGTCCACATAACTAGTATGAGCATTTATAGTTGTGGTCGGAGAATTTTCTGCAGGAATAAGACCAAAATAATCATCATTAATAGTGTGGGATTCTGCATCTCCAAAAATATCATCAAGTTCTTGACGTAGACCACCATATATATTGGTCTGAATAGTCTCGTATGATTCTACATTGCCAGAATTGTCTTTGTGGACCAGTTTACCATTTGTGCCCGCAATAGTTGCCTGTTTTTCAGAATCAAGTTCATTAATGGCAGCTTGCACGTCTGTTGCAGAAATGTTACCCGCAGGTGTGTTTGTAACTAGTGCGGCAGAATAGTCACCAGATTGACTAACAACTACGCCTGTGCGCCCATTAAAACTATCAACACCAGCGGCGGGCCCACCACCCGCATCAGCAGGAAGTTTAATGTACGTTGAAGCCATGTTACACGCCCTTTACATTTGCAATAGCGTGAGTTAGCGTCCCTGAACCAGAAGTTGCAGTCCACACCACACGAACCCAGCGAAATCCGGCGTTTTCAAATTGCCAAGCATGGTCTCCGGCAGTACTAATTGTTTGTGCGCTATCGGCAATATCGGTCCAATGAGAAACACTTGCTTCTTGTTCGGCTTCGCTCGTAGCGTCAATACGGCCTAAGTCATTTGACATTTGTAATTTAAAATTTCCGCCGGGAGTGCCAGTAAACACAAGCTGAATGCTAAAATTGCAGATATGGCCAAGATACACGGGCTTTAAATTAAAGCTAGACGCCATGTTTTTTGTGGTTCTTACACCATCTACTTCTAACAGGTCTTCATTATTTATACGCATTTGTTCTTTCCTTCTATCTGTGCGTTATTCCCTATAAAGGAGGGATTTTTAGCCTTTAATTACACTCGTTTTTTCTTATTTGCTTTTTCTTGCTCGCTAAGAGCGATTGCCAAAGCTTGCCTAGGATTTGTTACTTTTGGCCCTTTTTTTGACCCAGAGTGGAGTTTACCCGCCTTGTATTCGCTCATAACTTTGCTAATTTTTGCAGTAGCTTTTTTCATTTTATAATCCTCAAATTATAGATTACCAAATAATTCGCACAAAGCCCGGCGCACCATCTCCGCCTTTTAGTTGTGAGCCAAGTGTGGCAACAAGCGTACCTTGGCCACTACCACCACCGCCACCAGCACCTTTTGCGGTTCCAGCAGTTCCAGGATTTCCAACAGATGATTGACCACCGGCCCCACCAGTTCCGCCAGTTCCTCCAAAAATACCAGCTCCACCGCCCCCACCGCCGCCGCCATATCCAGCCGCACCGCCACCACCTTGCGCCCAATTAACATACCCAGTACCGCCAGCAGAGCCTGCAGCACCAATAGTTGGACCATTTTGACCAGTACCACCAGCTCCACCAGAAGTCCAAATATTACTATCTGCTAAATTAGAAGAAGATGCAGTGGCTGCACCACCAGGTCCTGGATTTGCTGCAACTAATCCTCTGGCACCACCTGGTGCACCATTTCCAGCAATTAAAGTAATTCCAGACCGAAGAACCGCAGTTTGCCCTCCAGCATTTCCTGCAACTGCATTTTGTGCTCCACCAGTTCCTCCATCTCCACCAACACCACCAGCACCAATAGCAACAGTAAGAGTTTCTCCTGGAGTAACAGTTATAAAGCCACTTACCAAAGAAGCTCCAGCTCCTCCAGCGCCACCACCGCCACCTCCAATGCCGCCCGTTGCAGAACCGCCACCTCCACCGCCACCACCTCCGCCGCACAACTCGACAAAAATTTGCGTAACAGAAGCAGGAACAACAAAAGAACCAGAAGATGAAAAATCTTGAAAAAACGGTCCACCTTGTCGCAGTGCCACCCAATTAGAATTTTGATAAACCCACAAACCTTCAGCACGAGGTGTGCCATCGCTGTAATAAATATCTCCTTCTGCTGGGTTTACTGGGTCAGACGACTGCGGAGTATAGCGTGTGCGCTTTTGGGTTGGTGATTTGCCTTGAAAACTCATTAGTAATACTCCTCAACAATAATAATTCCGGCAGTTCCAGCACCACCAGCACCGCCAGAAGTCCCAGCGCTACCAGCAGAACCTGCTGCCCCTACGGAATATGAATAAGTACCAGAAGGTGAATAATAAACCTTTTCAACATAGCCCCCTCCGCCACCGCCAGCGGCTGAATAAATAGTACCATTTCCTCCAGCGCCTCCACCGCCGCCTCCATAGCCAAATCCGGCTTGCCCGGCTCCTCCGCCATTTACTCCGCCCTTTCCGCCGCCTCCCCACATGGAATTTCCACCAGTTCCACCATAAGCACCAGCACCAGCCCCATTGTTACTATTTCCAACGGTATTCATGGCAGTGCCCCCAGTTGCATTGATGTCGCCCCCAGTGCCTCCACCAGGGCCGCCCCCTTGAAATCCCCCGGTCAGTCCGTTTGGCCCACCATCACCACCAGAAGCAGTTAGTGCGGCAAATGTAGTGCTTCCACCTGCTCCACCATTAGTTGGTGAACCTGTGCCCGTTCCGCCGCCACCGCCACCGCCCCCAATTAGTCGCACTCTCATCCAGACCGTTGAGGCATTTGGAGTAAATGTTCCACTTCCAGACGTATATGTTGTTATATGGGGGGCTAAAGCGGCGCTAGCTACCCAACTGTGCGTTGTACCATTTGTTCCAAGCACTTTACCACTATTACCAGATTGTGTGGGAAGCAAAGCGTCCATTGCAGCACTAGCAGAAGTTTGACCCGTACCGCCCTTAGAAATGCCAAGTGTACCACCAATATTATCAAGTGTTAAACTGGCCTCTGAAACATCAACAGTAGGATTTCCAGAAACCCCGTCTCCGTTAGATACAGAAATTTTACTAGAACCAGCAGTGATTGTGCGAGCAGTAAAAGTGTCGGCGGCTGTTTGGGCCATTAAACCATTTGTGTTGAACGCTGCCAAGGAAGTTAATGTGCTATCGAGGGGCTGCTTGTTCCCCAGTTGCGTTTGTATTGAACTAGTAACACCGCTTACGTATCCAAGCTCAGTGCTAGTAACAGAAGATGCAGAAACTTTTCCAGATGCGTCGCTTTCTAATGCACGATTAGAAGTTAAATTAGACGTAACAATGCTTGAAGCTCCGCCACTAATTGCTGCCTGGGCCCTTGCGTCTTGAAAATAAAGATTAGTAGCACCTTCTGCCACGTCATCAGTGTCAAGAACTACAACCCCAGCTTGACCATTAACGCTAGTCACTGCGTCGGTCATATCCCATTTGTCCCAAGTTGTGCCATTGTTCACAACTTTATCGCCAATATCAAAAGAAATAGCGCCAGCACCAAAGTTCACAGACCCAGCAGCAGATACCTGATAAAGCCAACCTGTTTTTCCAGTGTCGGTGTTTGCAAGTGTGGGCGTATTAGTTGCAGCACTCCATGTACCTTTGTACACAATAGGGTCCGGAAGCGTGGCTATAAGATTAGCAAGCTCATCAGTTGCCGCCTGCAACTCTGTAGCAGTAAGCCCAGAAGTTGTATTGTCATATTTGATTTCGACTGCCTTATCTAGCACCGTATCAAACTGACCTGATAGTGGATTAAACTTTTGTGCCATGTTATGACCTTGTTACAGTTGATACTCGGTTGTTTGCATCATAGGTCAAAGTAACCGTGGCCACAGTAGTACCGCCTGCTCCACCAATTTTATAAACAACCGTAGAAATTTCTCCCGCACCATTTCCAGCCAATACATAACTAATGCTTTGATAATCAAAAGGTTCTGGAACAAGGCTTGCCGCTAATTTTTGAGCCATATTTGCAGTAGCGGCGGCTACGCTTCCAAGTGTGCCTTCTGTGGCAAAATCAACTCCATTTAAAGTAGTTAATTCAGTAACAGCATTTGACAAACTTGTTTCTGTAGCAGCACCAGTCGGTAATGGCAAAGATGTGGCAGACACAGGCACATCCACGGCTCGCAATTGAGCATCAGTTAGTGGCCCTGATACTGGCACTGCTGTGGCCCTAAGTTGAGCATCTGTTAGTACGGTGGAGGTTAAAGTCTGAACTTCTGTTACAGTGTTCGCAGTATTTGTTTCAACTTGCTGTAATGTGGCTTCTGTGGCAAGGCCGGTTGTATCGATTGTAACTGGTGGGTATACAAATTGAGCCATATTAGCCTCCAACTTGCTTTAAAGTAATAATGGCATCAATAGACCCGGTTCCAGAAGTAGCCGTATATTGCAATCTAATGTCCGTAAAAGGCATTTCATTAAAAATAAGCTGGTGGTCGCCAGAAGCACCGCTAATAGCAATTGCTGAGCCCATATTAAGGTTAAACCAGGCGTCATTGGCGCCGTTTCGAGCCTGAACAGTTATAGCTCCAATCGGGCTAGAACCAGTCCAAGACACATGCACAGAGCCTTTATCCATATTTTGAACATTAACAACTTCGGAAGTAAGGTTGCCAGATAAGTCTCCGGCATCAATCATCGCGTAGGAAGCGACTATATTCTTTCTGGCCATTTTGGTCTCCTTTTGGGTTAAGCCTTTTTGAGGCTAGATGAGCTAATATTGCCCGGCCAGGGGCATACAGGGGCTCATATAGGTGCCGTTATTAGGTTTTACGGCTTGCTAGTTGTTGCACACCAGACTCAGCCCGACCCGCTATATTCATTTTATCCATATTAGCCTGGGCCGCTGCCTGCACATTGCCGTTGACCCCAGAAACGTTACCAGGTTGTGCCTGATTTTGAACTTGCTCAGGGGCAAAATTCTGCTGCAAACCAATAATAGATTCACCAGTCAAAGATTCATCAGCAGGAATATCCAATAAAATGCCAAGCTGCAATCGCTTTTGGTAGGCCAATTCCGGATGCTCAGAAATTTGCTCCATAACAGCTTGTTGCGTTTCTTTATAGATTTCTGGATATACATATTTTATTGCTTCAATATGCTCTCTGGTTACTGTGCCTTGTTCAAGCTCAGCAAGCACAGATAAAGGTTGCTCCACTGCTTGCAAATATCGTTCAAATTTTGCCTTTTCCATGCTTGTAGGCTCATACTCGCGAGGAAAAAGCATACGTGCAGGCCCAGAATCCATATGCTTTGGTATTTTGTCATTTAAAAATGTCACAGCTCGTACAATTTGCTGTTGTGCTTCAAATCCCATGGTTGGCATAGATTGCAATAATGGCCCAAGGTTTTTAGCAAGTTTGTCAGAAAGCACGTCAGGATTAGCAAGTGATGCCACATGCGATTGAATATTTTTAAAAGCAACCTTGTCATTTACGGGCTTTTTATTATCATCAGACAATGCAAAACCAGATTCTACTAAAAATTTTAAAGAGTTTAATTTTGTAGGCCTAGCAGTTTTTTTAAAAAAGTTACTAACTGCAGACTTAACAAACTCCTTAACAGACCCTACACGTTTGCCAACAGATTGCTGAAGCACCGCTGTTCTACGCATGTCATTTAGCAATCTAGGAGACTTATTTATAATGTCCGTAAGTTCAAGAACAGGTTTTTTAAAAGCTTGCTTTTTAAGTGAAGATTGTATAGTTGTTCCAACGTGAAAAGTGTTGTTAGCTTCTTTTAGTGCGGAAGCAATTTCTTTAATTCCGCCATCACCACGAGCAGCAACTGCTTCCGCAGCTTCATCAATTATATTTCTAATTTCAGAACTAAATTCTTTGGCTAATTGTGCACGCCAGTTTTGAGCCTGTGCTCCAGGAGCATTTTTTGGAGCCCATACAAATTTTGCCTCGGATTTTCGCAAATCATTTAGCTCTTTTAAAATACCAGTTGTCGGACCCTCAGAAATTCCAGCTGCTTGCGCAATCGCATCCATAGATTTTTCGGTAATTGTATTAAATCTAGTCGCTAAATCTTTTTCGACGTTTTTTAATTGACGCAGCAAACCATAGTTTTGGCTTCCATTTTTATTAAGCTCAACTCTAGTACGGTCAATAATTGCTTGAAGTCTTGTACGGGGATTTAAATTGTCTAAAATTTCTGGATTTGCGGTAACTTCCTTATCTAAAATATTTACGTAATCTCCAATTTCTTTTCCAGCATTTGCAATAACTTTAGCATTCACATCTGCAGCAGTTTGCCCAATTTTTTTATCCGCACTAACAAGATTTTTTTCAACATAATCAACAAGTTTATCGCTAAACCGTTGACCTACTGGAGCGCCTTCGTCAAGTTTAGCCATTGCAGAAGGTGATAAACCGACCCATTCTTGCGCGGCCCGAGTTCTGCTAGTCAAATATTCTCCGGCATCTTCCAAGCGCTGCGTTACTCCCGTTACTTTTCCCATATTTTTAATAACAGGAATTGTAGCAGACCCAAGACCAAGCGCAGCCCCAAACCCACCGCCAATAAGTGCTCCGGGTCCAACATGACTTAGCAATGCTTCAGCACTAAATTTTTGATTTTCTAAAGCCATTTGTGAAGCATACTGACCAGTGGCCAGTCCAGCACCGGTAATAGCTTCACTAACAACAGGAGCTACAATTCGTTTTGCAACTTCGCTAGGAAGGGCTTTGGCGGCGGCTGCTCCTGCTACTTCTCCAACGGCAGCTAATTTTCCCACTGGAGAAATTAATTTACCTGGACCAACAACTCCGGCTGTAAAACCACCAACTTCTCCGGCAAAACTTGCTTGAGGATTTTTTTCTTTATACTGTTTAAGAGATTCTGGGCTCATGGCACCAGTTTCTGTTAAAGCCAAATCACTTAATCCACCAGTAGCTCCTCTTGCAATAGCTAGTGCAGCAGCAGCAGCTGGATTATCAAATTCTTTAGATAATCCAGCTTCTTTTTGAATTTCAGATAATTGGTCAGGTGTTAAAGTAGCATAAGAAGATGGCGCAGCATCTTGTGTGGCGGGTCTTGCCAAAATAGCTTTTTCTTCATCTGACAAATTATTCCATGACATATTATTTTCTTCCTAAAAAAAAGCGAGTTGTGGCATCGCCTGCTGCAGCAGGGTCCATTCCTGCCTGTCTAAATTTCATATATACTTGTGCACGTTGACTAGGAGTCCATTCTTTATTAATCAAACTTCTAGTTTTAACAGCTAAATCTCCCTCAAGAATGGCTCGCATTGCATTCATGCGGGCTTCTCCAAGAAAATCTAAAGATGTAAGCTTTTTTGGGTCTCCAACTGCTTCTCTTAAACGGTCATATTCTGAAGGAGTCATTGCTCCAGGGCCCACAACTGGCTCACGAAGACGACCAGTAAGTGTAATTAAATTAGATTCAATCATAGCCCGTCGTTTAGGGTCGTATTTACCACCATTTTTCATTAAATCTTCAATAGTATCAAACATGTTTAAAGCAGCTTCTGCGTCCGACCTAGCAGTTTTCCATTCTTTAAGACCGCCTTCTGCATTAGTAGGAACAATGTCTTTTTTGCCATTTGGAAATACAATTACTTTTTCTGAGAAGTGCTTAAATTGTTTTTCATCCCCAGATGCTGCTAAATTTGCTAAAGCTTGGTCAATTTGTTGATTGTGCCTAGCAATTTGAGCACGTTCTTGAGGAGTGCCCTGAATAGGAATCCCAGTAGAACTTTGAACATTAGCCAAATAAGTAGTAGATGCAGCATTTTTGTATGATGCAGCCATTTTTTGCATAGTTTGGTCAAGCTCTCCAGCAATTTTATCATATTCTAACTGCAGTCTATCTTGAGTATTTTGATTTTGATAACGGTTATTTGCAGCAGCAACCACGTTTTTAGCACTATCAAGAAGTTGTGCACGCAATTGAAGTTTTTGCTCAGCCGTTAGTTTGTCTTTCTGTGCCTGTCTATCAGCCTCTGCGTCCAAAAGCTCCAACACTGGATTTTTTGCAGCGCCAGTCAGGCCTTGAGACAAACCGCCAAGAGCAACAGCAAGTCCAGCAAGAATTTTATTGCCAAACGAACCATTGCGCATAATTTCGCCAAAACTTCCAGCACGAACATAGTCAGCATCACGCTTGTCCATTGCCGACATTTCATTCTGGATTGCTTGCTGACGAACCTTTTCTTGTTCTAAATAATTTGCAGTTTCAGTTTCGGCAAGTTTTTTAGCTTCACTATCAACAATTTGTCTACGTACAGGGGCAAAATGCCGTCTGATTGCTTCCATTGCCTCAAACTCCGTAGGAGTTGCTGCGCTAAAAGTTTCTTGAGCAACTTGTTGAGGTAGGGCGTCCTCTACAGGCGTAGTAGTTGGTGCTGTAGAAGTAGATTGTGAAAATACTTTAGCAAGTTGCTGGCGTTGCTGCTCTTCTTGAGCTTGTTTTATAGCATATGGGTCATTGGCAGGTAAAATTTCTTTTTTTGGTTGTCCTGACAAATATGAAGATAATGCCTGTTGCTGGGCGTCTGACAATCCGGCAACTGCTGCATTTTGTTGTAATTCTGGAGGCAACTCAGATAAACTATCGACCGCAGGCATATTAGTGGCCAAGCCGTCGTCAGAAGAAGATAATGACGCTTGGTATGCTGCAGCCTCGTCAGCGGGCTCAATTTGAGCGTCTAATCCTGCAGGGCTTAGGTCTTCAGATTCATTTGCCATGATTATTCCTTATTCTCAAGCTTTTTAACACGTTTATGCAACTCGGCATTAGCAGCCAGGGACGCACCAAGTGCTTGTGCAATATCAACCGATTTTCCAGCAGGTCCAGATTTAACCATAGATTTGCCTAGTTTGGATTTTTCTAAATCTTGGGCCATTACACCAACACGCTGGCCGGGGGCCGCACCAGGAGCAGATGCATTTTTATATGCAAATTCCCGTGCTGCAAGTGCTTCTAAAAATGAGTTTACAGACTTAGTTGCAGGCTTCACATCTTTTTTCTGCGTTTTATCACTCAGCATTTGTCCCACGGCACTTCCATAGGCTTGCCCAGACTGTTGCCCCATTTGTGCGCCAGCAGGTCCACCAGCCATTGCTCCGCCAATTGCTCCAGCGGTTCCAAGCAACGCTCCACCAATTTGACCAGCAAAAGCTCTGTCTCGGGCCGCTTGGTCTTGTGCATTTTGAAATCTGGCCAATTCCGCTTGTGCTAAAATCTCACCAGGCTGTATAACTTGTTGAAGGTCTTGTTGCTGCTGAGAATTGGCTAATTGCGACAATGCGTTTTGGGCCTGTTGCTGTTCTTGAGCTTGGATAATCGCACCTTGCTCAGCCACATTTCGTGCACCGACACCAGCCTGAGACATTAAAGACCGTTTGGACGCAGCTACTGAAGGTCCACGAGCCGCTGATGCTGCAGCCAATGTTTGAGCTAAGTTTCTTCGAGTAGTTTTTTCTAGCGCTTGCGTACCAAAACTCGGACCTTGGCCTTGAGAAGTTGCTTGAAGTTCGGAAATAAGTCTTAGGTTATTTTCTCTTGCTGGAGTCACACGATTTTGTACAGCTTGTCGAAAATCAGTTCTGGCAGTATCAATTTGTGGACCAGCACCCTTTTTTCCACCAAAGATTTTTCCCATAGTTAGCCTCGCTTCTTTGCATGAAGCACATCTAGAAAACTTTTCGGCTTTTTCTTATCTGTGTACTTTTCTTTCATAAGTGCTTCAACAAAAGTTTTAGCTTTAGCGGGAGCATTTTCTGCTTTTGTAATAGACCTTGGCAACACAATTTCACCAGGGCTCAACATTGCAGGAATCACATCATTTTCTGGGTTATCTCCACCTTCTGCATAACCGGGAACTTCTCCACCACAAGCAGCAAAAAGTAATCCGCTATCTCCTGCCCCATAGGAGAGACCGGGTGCAGCTACATCAGTGCTAGACACAACTTTATTTCCGCCTGCTGAAGGACTGGACATGGAACCAAGAGCTTGTCCTCCCATGCCAATCATAGCGCCAAGCAATCGACGTTGTGCATCTGTGTTAGTATTAACTCGCTGAACATCTGCAGCAAATCTTTTTAGTTCGCCGCCCGCAAGCAATTGACCAGGTTGCATAACTTGAGCTAAATCTTGACCTTGTTGAGTAAGAGCCGTGTTGCCACGTAAAGCTTGTAGATTTTGCATTTCTTGGGCACGAGCTTTACCAGTGGCTTCCGCCAATTGACGGCCAGCCGCACTACTTGCAGACATGAGTGCAGATTGAGCAGGTACTCCTCGAGAAGCAGCAGTGGCAGCAAGCAACTGCGACAAATTTCTGTTTGTGGCAGCACGCATTTCTGCATCGGCTAAAGACGGACCTTGGCCACCAGTTTGTTTTTCTAATTGCTGGAGTAGCGCAAGTTGTGCATCTCGTGCAGGCTTAACCCGGTCTTCAACCGCTTGCCTATAGTCCATTTTGCTTAAATCAAGCCTTGGAGCCGATTTTTTCTTAAAAACAGAACCCATTATATGTCCTTATGGCTTTTTAGTTTTTTTACAAGGTAAATAATGTCTTTATCGCTAGACTCTAATTCAAATCCGCATGCTAAAATTGCTTTAATACTAACTGTGGAACCAGCAGCGCCAGGAGAACAACTACCAAGCACTTTATCAAATCCCATTTTAGTTGCAGTTTCTTCTACAATTTCTAAAATTTGTCTGCCGTAGCCTGTTTTGCGCATTTCTGGAACCACATAAATGTCCTGCAAATATAGACAATCTTGAAGTGGTCGCACAATTGCAAAACCATGTTCTAGTTCCAGGATTTCGGCCCCTTCTCGTTCTTTAATATAGGCTTTCCACATAGGAGCCGCATTATAGCATACTTTTTCAAGCATGTCAAGAAACTCCTTTAATTTTTGCCTGTCCAGGCTTGTAAAGTCCTTTTTTGGTTCCAACTTCCATGGTCAAAGCGCTTAGACTCAGTCCTTCTCCGGCCACGGTTTGCAAATCTTGGAACTGCAACTTAATGGCTTGACATTTTTGCTTTTCAAAGTCAAATCTGGCTTGATAGGGGCTGGCCTCACCACCATACACTGACTCTTCACCATAAGGACTAACACTACCATAAGTACTGCCGGTGACAACATCAGGTACCGGATTAAGAATTTTTTCATGTGTCCACGCATTTACAAAGTTATAAGCAGCCCGGACTCGCAGTTGATGAGACGATTTATAGTCTCCCAAAACAAGCATTTTATAAGCTCGTTGGAAGCCTTGAAGTCCAGCAACGCTCATCCAGGCCGTTTCAATTAAAATAGAAATTGGGCTGCCGTTGTCAGAAAAACTTGTTGCATTTTCTTTAAACAAAGACCCATCAGTGCGCACGTAATAGTAGGAAGTTCCCACAATTTCAGCACTTTTTGCCTGATGATTATCAAAAGTGCTCCAAAGGCCAAGTAAGTAATTATACACAAGGCAGTCGCCGTCTAAGGTTGTAAACCGCACTTGGTTGTTTGTGCTTACTAATTTAGCGCTTGTGATTGTAAGTGCGTTATATTCTTCTACGGGTGCTCCAACATATTGAATTCCCATAGACCGACTAAGCAAATAAATGCCTTTGCTGCTTTTAAACATTAGACCGTTTGGAGTAAGCACAACGCTAGATGGGTCTGTGCAGCCCACATCAATAGCCACTCGTTCTGGTTCTGTGAAAGAATCTTGTTGCCCAAGGTTATTAGGTCCGCTGCCTGCAATAAACAAAATGGCGGACTGTTTAAAAATAACCATTTTTTCATCCATGCTAGCAAGCGCAGTTATTGGTCCGCCAACTGCGTCAACCGGTTTTACAAGTGCAGGATTCCACTCTACAGGCTTTCCTTGGTCTCGGATTTTGCTATATATAAGTAAATTTTCATCTTCGGCAACTGCAAATATTCTATTTGAGGAAGTATGAACAGCAAGTAATCGTGCGCTTGGAGCCTGCCCATTAGCAAGCACATCCCCCGTTGTATACAGGGGTAGTTTGGCAATTAAAGTAGAATCTGCCTCTGTGCAAGTAATTGTGATTGTATCAACAGCAGGATTATTAGCAGCACTGGCAGTTAAATAATAAATTGACCCAGAAGCTTCCGTTCGGTATATTTCAACAACAACTTCTGATTTATCAGTAAGCCTATATGAAGGCACGATAATTTGTTGCGTTTGAGTCGTTCCGCCAGCAGAAAGTGTTACATCCAAATTTGGAGAAGGTGTACTACGGTGCTCTTGGCCATAGTTATCTGTCCACTTATACACTGCAACAAAGCCGTAGTTTCCATTAGACATGAATCCGCCAGATGCAGCGTTGGTTCCTGCCGTTATACTGTCTGGAAACATATTAAAGCCATGTTCTACTAATTCATCCCCGTCATATGCACGGAGTAGTCCACCAGAAACATGCAAGTTATCACCAAGTGTGGCAGTTTGCAATGGATTATCTTCTATATGACTAATAACTGTGCTGGCAACGCCTAATACACTTAAAAAATCTTCATTTTCTGCTTGAATTCGAGTTGCATATCTAGAACTGATTAAAGCTTGGTCTTCAGCAATTTTCATTGTATGTGGCAATGAGCCTATGGTAATAAGCCCAGAACTTGTTTCTGGCGCTGCCTTTGTAACTACATTAGCAGATTCATCCAAAACAAACGCTGTTGATTGTAATTCGGAGCCAAAAACCGTAGGAATAAACGCAGCAGAATTTACATAATAAGGTTTAGACCATAGACCAAGACCGCGCACAAACACAGAAGGTGCAACCACAATACTAAATGAATTACTAATTTCCGCTGCCTTTATATAGTTATAAATTGCTGATGCACCTGCAACTTCATACCAAAGTTTATAGCCACTTGTTAAAGTTTCCAAAGTACCGATGGTGCGCACATCTGCAACAGTTTCTAGCAGTGTAGAGGCAATCATAATGCTAGTTAACAAAAAGTTTAATTGAATGGCTCTAAGTTCCGTAGAGGATGCAAAAAACACATTAACACGAGAACTATAGTCTATGTCTAAAGTAATAGCTTTACAATCTGGACTTGAAGGAATACCAATTCCAGTGCCTACTGTTCCATCCGAGTTTATTTTGACAATTCTAAGTCTAGCACCAGCAACTGAACTATTATAAGCAAGAAACACGGCATTTTGAGAAAACTCTACATCCCAAACTTTGCTAGATGTATTTAAATTGTTTGCAACTGGTACTACTGCTTCTGCAACCTCTGGCACAGTAAGCGCTACACGTCTCAAATTGATTGTCGCACCACTAGAATAGAATATAAAAGCAACATTATTTATAGCAACAACTTTAACTTGTTCTCCGGTACCTAACAAATTGTTGGAAGCTAAAAAAGAGCCATTTGTATTGTCTTTTACGCTGTATCGGGCCTCATTAGCCGCTGTAGCGTAAACATGCACTTCTAAATTCCCAACAGTGACAACATCCGAAGACACACAACTTGACGCTGCGTTTATAACTGGTGTACTGGTAGTATAAACTGGGTAAACTGGACCTTTAGGAGACAATTTCTGCACCGCGTCAGAAAAACTATAAAGCACATTGTTAGAAAATATATCTAATTCATTTTTAAATGTTACAATCTTTTGTGCCGAAATTAAATATTCATTGCCCACGGTATAAAGAGGTACAACATCATAACCATTGCGTTTTTTAATGGCAGAAATAGTCTCATACGTTACGTTTTTGGCTTTACGAAACGTGGCAAGCAATTGCTGCTTTGGGTCAGTTTTTGTATCGATTCCTTGTCCAAATTTGATAGGAATCAATTGAGTTTGAAGTGCCATTTAGTCCTTTAAAAAACTTTATAACCGTCAACGCCATTGCCAACAAAAAATAATGCCCCGCCATCTGACGTAATAGTTACAGAAGCGGCACCATCGATAGTGTCGCTGCCAGAAGCAAGCACAGTAAGTGTGTTTGTTTCGCTAAGCAAAGAAGCATCTTTCACAACATAAAGGCGGCCCGCAGATACAGAACTTGCCAATGGCAATGTAATAGTCCGTACAGCGCTTGTATCCACGTCCAAAAATACGTAAGAATCGCCAGAACCAATAATTAAATCTGTGTTTACTTCAGTATATTGCACTGTTTCAAGACTTGTAGGAGTGCTAACCACACTTCCACCAGCAGTAACTTGCACAGCAATACCAGAACCATTAGTAAACCATAGGTCGCCAGTAGAACTTAAAGAATTTTCAGCACCAACCCCAGAAACTGCGCTACCCAACTGATTTAGCTGCACGCTTGGGATGTTTGCCAATTTAAAACCATTCATCTGAAGGTCTGCGTCAATATTTAACGCTGCAGTAACAATTTTTCTACCTTTACCAGAAGTATGGTCGTGTGCGTCAACCGATTCCAAAGCCGTGTTAAGCTCTTCTGCCCAATCTGGACCAATAGTCACAGTAGGAGTAGGAAGAGAAAGGTTCATATATGGAGTTGCCATTAGTATACCCAAATATCTATGGTCGTTGCAGCATCTGTCCAGAGTAACAACGACGATTTTTTAAGTGCGTTTGTATCTTGCGTGTCCCAAATTTTACTTTGCGCTCTATTTCTGACTACAATATAACCTAGAATCTCACGACCCAGTTTATGCGACACTTGATTTGCACTACCCGGAACAAGTTCAATGCTTTTCAACTGCTGGCCATTAAGCAAAGAACACAGCATAAATGGAGCAAAAAACTCGTCTAATTTATCTTGCAGTGCCTGCGTATCCGGACTGGCATTTGCAACTTTTTTAAAGCCGCGTATACCAGACATTAGTACCGTCCAAAAAGTGAAGTTTCAGTTTCTTCGGCGTAAATATCGGTCACAGATTCAGGCTCATTAACATCCCGGTCTTTTGCCAAAGCTTCAATTCTCTTTTTAAGAGCTTCTTTTTGAGCCATTAGTACCGTAACGTCCGACTCTTCTTTGTTGAGCATTTTGATTGCAACATCAACAATCACATACTCTGCAAAACCGTTAATATCATCAAAAACGTCTGTGTCATCTGCAAGTGTTTGCGCCACGGGATAGTAAAAAATACGAAAAGTAAGTCCAGAATCAGGAGTTCTGTTTAGTCGCAACTTGCTGCCTGTAAGCCGATACTCTAAATATGGCAAACCAAAAGCAGACAAAACCGTACCTATTTCTTGCTCATTGCGCCTATTAAAATTAAAACGTTTTACAGTAGCCCAGTCATTGCCAGTGCCACGCTTAACATCCACGCCACGCAATTTATAAAATTTGGGCGCTGCTGAATAGTTTGTACCGTCTGGCAAATCATAGGTTAAAGAAGTAGTGGCAGCGAACTGCACTTCTTCCAAGTAATAGTCTTCATTGTAAGCAGCAATAAGTAAATCATGCAGCTCAGCAATAGAACTATTTATGTAAGCAGTAAGTTCAGCATCACGCACAAACGTGGAATCTTCCATGTCTGAGCGCTGCCTAGCTTGTGCCTTTAGCTCCGCAAGGGTAATTGACATTTAAAGTCCTAGAAAGCTAAACCAGGCCAGTTAAAGCCTAGCCTGGTTTAAAAAGATTATTCGGCTTCTGGCTCTTCAGCAGGTTCGCAGTCTTCACACAGCGTGTAAAAGGACTTTAAAGCCTGAGCAAGAGCTTTCGCGTCTTTTTTCTCAAGAGCAGACATAATATCATCAGCAACGTAAGCAAGCTCATCATCCGAACTTGGGGCCTCTTCAGACTCCATTTCCGGTTTTGGCTTAGACATGCTGGCGATAATCATAGTCGCCTGCTTTTTGTTTTTATCATCTGACATCATCATAAGAATGTTCGATTAAACGCTGGAGTTTTTAACGTCAATTTTGATATGGAGCACAGAGCCACTAGTCGGGTCAACAACCGTAGCATCCGAACCTTTCTGCGTTCTAAATGTAATTGTACGGTTAGAAGCAACAGTTTCTGCTTGGAGTTGAGAAACGGCATCTTGGGCCGAGGCACTCAAAATAGAAACGTTAGCATGCATCAAACGATTGTATTTGTCCTGCAGCGTAATAACATAAAGCCCAGTGCTGGTGCGAGAAATAGACTCAATACCCAAGCCCTTAGTAAGCGTTGGTGCGCCAGACGCGCCAATAGCGACTTCTGCATACAGGCTTTTAACTTCTTTTTCCAAAGCCTGAAAACGATTAAAATTACGATTTGCCATTAAGTACTCCCGGCCATTGTTCTATTTAGTCTGGGGTCAGCGAAATTGCTGCCGCAGCACGGCCTATAAAGGTGTGGATATTAGGCGTTTTTGGCAATAACAATCTATTTTTTCTCAAAATATGAATAAAATAAGGTAGTTATAAACTATATACCCACAATTTTTGTCCCCAACCATATATTTTATAAAGAGGTTCTAATTTGCCAAACTTTTTTAGCGCAGTTATGCCAGACGACGCCTGTAACGCTTCCGTAGGGTATATTTTATCAGAAATACTAGACTTTATCAAGTACTTTTAAATGTGCAAATATTAGATGGGTAATACTAGTTTTTGATAGTTTTTAAGCAAAAAAAAGCCTGAAACCATTAAGATTTCAGGCTTTAAACTTATACTAAATAGCCGAAACTATTAAGCAAGTTTAATGTTGACGTTCCAGCCCGGAGCACGGCAACCAAGCTGCGCATAATAACCCACGCGCACTTGTACGCCATCAGCGGCAGCTTCACGCAGCATTTTCAGACCATCGGTGTCCAAAATGCGCGGAGCTTTTCCAAGGCTGTAAAGTTTCCACACGTCCATTTGGAGCATGAACGCACGGCCAGCAGGACAGTTTTGGTCAGGAATAACATTAATCAGACCACGGGGGCCGCTAATAACCATTCCGCGGAAACCAATGTCCGCTTTAACCTTGAGGTCAACGTATTGAACTTTGCTCACAGTGTTATCGTAAAGGCTTTTTATCCTTTACTTCTTATAGTTTCCTATAAGGTCAGCATATATTTTCCGCAATGTGCGGTGGGCGGCTCGTGGGTCAATCTAGTGACCTATGCGTTACGGACCCAACTTTCGTTGTGGCCCTCGGTATTAGCATACATTACTGGTTAGCTTTTACCGATACACGCCCATTTATTCTTGGCATATATCTACGAATTCAAACTTTAACCCTTCAATCGTTAGAAGCGGTATTTGTAGATACCTAATCCTATTATATAGGCGGATTAGTGAAAAGTCAATCGTTTACCAAGAGCCTTCTCTAAGTTAGCATAATCCACATGATTCATGAAGCAGTGAGTGGGCTTAGCACCTTCGCGAGCAGCGCGAGAAGCAGCAGCAACCAAACCTTCTTCAATCGGCATAGCAGAAGCATCAAAGCGAATACCGCCAAGACGAGTTTTATCAGCAGTACGGTCAACGCTAAAGAACGGAGTGCTGGTCGGAGCAGTGTCCGGAACCCAAGCACGAAGTCCTTTAAGTTTAAGGTCGTAATCGCCCGAAACAAAGATGTAGTCGTTAGCAGCAACACCAGCGCCAGAAGCAATGGCAGACAGTGCATCTACAGTCAACTCACCAGTATCACGGTCAACGCCAACGATGCTAACGCTACCCGACTTAACTGAACCGCCACCATTTGCAGTCGAGAACACAAGTTCCATTCCGACTTCAAAGTTAGTGACGTCATCAGCTTGTTTCAATTGGAGCGACGTGCCCGTAGCGGACGCGTTACACTGACCAATAGAACCAGAGCCCGTGCCATAAAGAGCAACGGCGAGCGAACGCGTGATGGATTGCATGGCACCATCGATTTCGACAGTGGCAGCTTCCAAGAAAGCATTCGAGTTGCCTTTTGACGCTTCCAAAGTCTCGTTATCAATCGAGGCAATGGAATAATCTTTGTTACGAGTCAACACGAAGTCTTTCAACTGCGAGTTGGTCGTACCAGCAACAGCCGTGCTAAACGTAGCAGAGCGGTTTTGGGGGTTCAACCTGTTATCGTAAAGGCTTTTTATCCTCTACTTCTTGTTATTCTTCTTAAGGTACTCAATGGCCTTCTGCATAATTTCTAAGTTTTCTGAAAATAAACCTAGTGCAGTGTTATGTTCATTACAAAGAAGTCCTCTTATAAGCCCGGTTTGGTGACAGTGGTCAACAGCTAGTGCCTTACCATTTCTGGACTTTTCTACTCCGCAGATTGCACACCCATTATTTTGGATGGCTAACATTTTGTCGTAGTCTTCCATGGTCATCCCAAACTTTCGCTTTAAGTTATATTCTTTGTCTCTCCTTTTAAGTTTTTCAATGTTTCTACCTGCGTAACGTTTCCAGAGATTTTGTCTTTCTTTAAAAGTTCTATCCCTACGTTCCTTTTGGCAAGTCTTACATTGTGAACTTAAACCATTTCTACCCTTTGCATCCTTTGTATAGTCCATAAGTTTCTTATTTCGTTTACAACGGCTGCAAGTTTTTCTAACAAGTTCGGCGTACATTTTAACATCTGTTACGATGTTTTGGTCACTCTTGGACATATTTTATTCTCCTGAATTTTAGCTTATCACTAAAATAAAGAAGTGTCAACATCTACGCTCTACACTGTTCAAAAGCTTTTAAACTCTTGAATTAGCACGGTATTAGCCTCTCAGCCTTCACCGTTTTTGACCAATTTTAATTCGGCAACCTATTTACCGAAGATAATCGGACATATGTTATCGTAAAGGCTTTTTATCCTTTACTTCTTTAGCTTACAAAAGTGTTTCTTTTCTTTACACGTCTTACACACCTTATTTACTAAAGGTCGGCATACATCATCATCCTTTTTAGGATGTCGGGCACTCGTGGGCTTCCTTTTTTGGACTTGCGGACCAGGAAGGGGGAAATCCCCAGCATTATATTCCTTTTTCAAGGGTTCAGCTCCTATGCTCTACGGTGTTTGGTATTTTTTACATTACCAAATTACCTCGGAATTGTCCAGATTCTTTTTTTTCTCTGAAGTTTTTCCGATACTGCCCAATTCTTCCTAAGATATTACTACCTTAGACCACTCAGACTATCTAATGGGCAAGTTTTTTCCACCAAAATCTTGCATTTTGGGGAGCATGGCGAGCAACGGGTTATCCGAGTACACCATGTTTTCAATACGGTCGTCCGTATAGTGCTGCTTCACTTTTTGTTATCGAATTTGCCTTAAACAAATTCTTCACCAATTTTCTGTCTATATTTGGTGCTCAGACTATCACATACTTTTTTCAAAGTTCAGTTCGGTTAGTCGTTCAGCCTAGCATTACCCTTGGCCCTTGTTACCCTGTCGGGCTTCCAAGTCAATTAGAACTAATTTTTACTGCGCTGAAGTTATGTAAGAAAACGTTAGTCCTTTTAAAGACTTTAACCTTGTTTTCCCACATAAAAGAACAGATAAAGAACGAACATTTAAGTTATATTTTTTTGCACACTCAACTTTATTGTAAAAAATTTCTCCTGTTTCATTGCATTTAAATGCTTTTTGCATTCTTTTTAATGAAGAAGAAGAAATTTTCTGCTTGTGTGCTTCAGAATATTTCCCACGTTTTGTTCTTTTGCAAGTTTTTGCTGACAAAGATATTTTTTGTAAAACTTCTTGTCTCAATTCTTTTTTACCTTTATTCCAAGGTTCAAAAGACTTTTTACCGCCAGATTGCATGTTATATCTTGGTTTATGCTCGGAAATGATTTGCCTCTCATACCGGTCTAAACAATCCTGACTTGAGCACTTTATATATTCTATAAATGCAAAAGCAGATTCTCCATGCTTTCTTATAGCAGCTCCAAAAACTCCACCACGGCCTTTTCTAGCATCTGAAAAATGTTTTCCTTTACGGTTGGCCAAATTTTGTACAGTCTGACCAACGTATACACATTCCCCATTTTTAAAAACTAGATAAACAACCATGCTGTTCTCGCACTAACTTAATTAACGCAGCGGCAAATGAGGTTAAATCTAAAGACATATATTAGTCCTTTTAAGTTAGTGAATTTGACATCCAGCAGCTATAATAGCATTTTTAAGCCAGATAGTCAAGTTAAGTTTGCCAACTTTACTCTACCCGGTAGTCGGCGTATTTTCATCCGGGCTTCGAGTTCGCTTAATCTTCCCAGCGGATTAGAGCAGCAGCTTGTTTAAGCGACTCCTCTTTACTTAAATTTTGCTTCGTTTGAGACGGCACGACCGAAGCTTGCGTGTTGGAAAGCGTAGGTGTCGGCTTTCCCTTTGGCGCCGCAGTAGGAGCGGGCGGCGGTGTGAATAATTTTTTGACTTTTTCACGGTCTACTAATTTTTTTGCTTCATTTAGGTAGTATTCTTCTACCAAATCTGCGGCGGCCTTGTTACTGAGCACTTCGCCTTCTCCTGTCTCTTCAAGGGTACGGGCATAGTGTTGTTCAATAACTTGGTAAACTAATTCTGTACCGTTGTTAGCACGAATAAGTTCATAGTCAGGGGTGTTATTTACAAAATCAGTAAGCTCGGATACAAACGCGTTAAGAGTGCTATTTAGCTTTTCCTCTTGTTCGCGTTGTTCTTTTTCATCGAGCTTTTTTTGCAATTCTGCTAGCCGGGCTTCCATACGAGCTTCAAGTTCTGCTCGCTCCATTTCAGGAGTCATTTTACCATCATTAGCAAGAAGTTTAATAACGTCTTCTTCATTCATGCCAGCTTCTTTAAACACTTCAAAAGCGTTTTTCTTAAGTCGCTGTGGCATTTCTTTATACTTTTCAACTTCTTTACGTTCGGCTTCAAGTTGCTCAAGTTTTTTCTGATATTCGGCCATTTGAGCTTGCATTTGACGCTCACGGTCCCGAATTTGCTTTTCTTTTCTAGAAAGAGCAGCAAATTTTTGTGCAAATCTCGGGTCTTCTTGTGCCTCTGATTTTTTTTCTTCTTCTACGGGCTTTGATTCGGCAAGTTTAGCTGCAGCTTCTGCAACTAGAGCTTCTGGAGCTGGTGCGGGTACAATTGTACCTTCTGCAACAACTTCTGTTTCTACCACCGGAGCCTGGCCCGGAATTCCTACGTCTGACATATTTACCTCACTTGTTATTGCCACTCATCATTGAATAGGCAAAGCGGTCTCATCGACCACGGGTACTTCTTCAGGAGCCGCTTCCAAAGTTGGCGTAGGAGCAGCAGGAGGTGGAGGATTAGCAGCAAGTTCCGCCTTTATACGAGCCTCTTCTTGGGCCTGGGCAGCTTCTTGTTCAGCTCGCTTAATTAACGAGTCTGCGTCTTCAATCCATCGTCTAAATAGTTCAAGGCGAGTTTCGGGCGCACCTTGAGATTTATACAACAAATAGGCTTGTTGCATTTTTGCAATACCAGCCTGTAAATTTTGATAAGGTTCTGGAGTTTCATATTTTCCAGAGTCAATCATAAGTTCAATTGTTCGGTCGATATCGTGAAGAGCAGCGTTGTTGAAGTTGTAGAATTGTTGAAGGTCTGGAAAGTCCAGAAGTTTCAGACCTTCTTGCGGGCTGATGAGATTGGCCGCCATTAACTCTTGCACATCTTGCAGTCGACCCGCCGGAGTCTTGCTGAGTGCGCTCACTGGAAAGCATTGCATGATATAAGCGTCTTCTTCCAGTGCCACGTCTTTCCATTTAATTCGCTCCAAACTTTTGGAACCTTGCGTCTTTACTTCAAATCCACCTTCAGTATCTTCATCAATTTCTTTTGCAATGTCAATAAACATACGAGCTGCATCAATAGCAACTTGTTCATCTCGTTGAGCTACAGCCATAAAACGTTCAGATTCTATGTCGTTGTATTCTCGGAGTGCCTTTCCTGAATTTAAACCTTGTGGCTTAGAAGCCATGGCAGATAATTGACTAACACCAGCAATTTCAAACGCACGGGCATAAAGACGGTCTAGGTGATTGAAAAGGTCAGGAGGAATAGTACCAAGCTTTCCTTCTACAGGAGGCTGGCCCACATATTTAATAATGCCGCCAATTTTGTTGTTTAAATGGCTAGATACAACTTTAGAACTTGCTTCAACAAAAATCTTAGGCACACTGACTAAGTGCATTGAAATTTGAATCGTGCGTAAAATTTTATTAATTTCAAGTTGAATACCAGTTAATTGCTCCGATAAACCTTGACCAAAAAATCCAACTGGTCTAACACCCCAACGCCAAAATAGAAAAGGAAAGTAGTGCCGTGTGTAGTCATTTTTGCTAAGCATAACACCATCAATACAAATAGTGTGTAGGCCGTCTTCTTTATCAGGGCCAGTTGGCAATCTCCAGCTTTCGACCACACGAATCATTTGGGACGTAGTCTCAGTGCTGTTGGACTGGTAAGCAGCTAAAGTACGAGTGTCTGTAGCAGCACGAATTTCAGCTTCTTTATCTGGAAACATGGAGATAAGTACGTCTTTATGTATGTATTTGACTTGGTGAATTTGACGCGGCTCTCCATATAGAGCTTCGTAGGTATCAACTTTAAGCTCATCAATAAACACGCGCTCAAGTTTAATTTTGTTGTCCGCGTCTTTAAATACTTTTAACGCACCAGTGCCAAAGATACATGCATCTTGCAAGGCCATGGCTCGTTTAGCATAGTAGTCTGTAAGGTAAAACAGGCCATCAGTAAACTGCGTTAATTTTTTGGCTTTTCTTTGCTGTTCCCAATCGCCACCATCAGTCAAAAAACTAGGACGTGGCTTATTTTTAGCCAATTTAGACACTACAGTGTCAATCATACTTTGTATGACGTTTAATGTAACTCGGTTTGCAACTGCACTAACCGGTTCGGCACGGTATAAGCCGTAGTTACGCAGAGAACTAGACTCCATATTACCGTAAAGGCGCATGTTACGCAGATTTTCCAATTGAATATTGGGTTGGTCATGGTCAAGTCTATGTATATATTGAAATACGGCTTCAGACAATGCTTTGCCGTCTAGGTCGTACCAAAATTTATTCATTTAATATGCTGCTTATGGTCTAGAAGACCAAGTGAGCAGTTCCTCATCGTCATCGGTTGATAAAGTGTCAACTAACGTCTTGGAAGTATTACGTTCTTCCGTTTTTGCTGGAACTGGCGCAGTCAATTCTTGCTCAAGGCTAGCTAAATCGTCGATAAATGCAAGATTTGAAAATCTGACTTCAATTTCGCCTATTTTCACAGTTTCGATTCGCTGTGATTTGGCCCAAAGAATAAACTCTTTTAATTTTTCAGAGTTATCAAACATTAGCACTTCCATATTGTGCAGATTTTAGGTATAAACAGGCTTATAACACAGTTTTAGGCATATGTCAAGGGTCTTCTTCAAAAAAACCGCCATCCGAAATTCCTAAGTCTTCCCAATCATTTACATCGGTATATTCGTTAGTAGATTCTTTTTGGCGTTCCATTTCTTCAGCCAATTTTATTTCTAGTTGCTCCATATATTCGTCTGGAGTTGGGCGTTTGGCTTCTTGTTCGCGCTCATAAAAGTGGCGACATTCTCTCCAGGCATAAAGTAAGGCGTCTGCAATGTCAGAGTGATATCTGTTGCTAACACGCATAACCGTATCTGACTCTAAATCCCATTGTAAAAGATATGAATCTTCTTCAAATTGGCTATTTAATGGGCATTGAAGCTTCCCTGTGCGTAAATCATCATTTAAAAGTGTTATGAATTCTGCTTTTCGTGTTTTTTCTGCGGCTTCTGTGTGCAAACTGTGGCGTATGCGAATCTCTTCTTGGATTTTTTTGCCCAGTGCGCCCGCGTCCATAACAATTTTTACGGGGTCGTACTTGTCTTTGAGCCGTTTTAGCTCTTCTACAAGGCTTGTGATGTCATTTTTGCTGCGCACGTATTCTTGTACTAGGTAAACTTTGCGAGCAGTGGCACTGTAACCAAGTACAGCAATAGCATCAGCATCTCGATACCCAATATCTACTCCAAACACATAACGCAAATCTTCGGGTAAATCTGTGTGATAAATGTTTTTTGCCGGGTCAAAATTATAGACTAAACTGTCAACGTCTTTAACCCATTGCCCAAAAAACTCTCGCTGAATACTGGGACTACTTAAAGACAGTCCACGGCGCTCAGCTGTTTCTTTAATAGTTACAATAGGCGGAACTCCGGATTTCTTTTCCAAAAACGGATTATTAAGCATGGTCCAGTGGTGATGAGACCACCCTTCTCCAGTAGAGGTCTCGTAGAAATATCCAGCAGGAATCGGACCAGGAGTGCCAATAAGAATGAGCGAACCACGATAATCTGTGAGTGCAGGCTCAATAACATCTTCTATAAGCTCCTTGATGTATGGGCGAAATGCTTGTGCTTCGTCAATGTAAACTTTGCGAAAATGCATACCACGAACTTTGTCAACTTCGGCCTCGTCCTTTGCACCTGAAATATGAATAACATTTTTATTAGGCAGAGTTAGCGTTAATTCAGTATTGTCTGGCTTACCTTGTAGATTAAAGTCTTTGTTAATCCGTAATAGCTCCCGCCAGATAATTCTTTTTGCACTTCTTCGATTTAAGGTTAGATAAAGCACGTCTCCAGGCTGATTAAGTGCTGTGTAAAGCATATCAGCTACGCAGGCAGTAGATTTTCCTGCACGACGGCTACAAACGGCTGTTTTGAATCGGGCCGTGTCTTTAATAAACGCAAGTTGTTCAGGAAAGCAAAAATCTTCTAGTACAAAAGGAGTTGCATCTTTACTAGAAGTTTGCGCAAACCTACGCTGAAGTTCACGCTCAATTGCTTTGCGAGAAATCAGCTTTTTAGGCATACTATTTCATATATTCAATATTGGCTGGAACAATCATCACACTATCTTTTCCCGGCAAATCAATGCGCACAACTTGCATTGTAGCATCAAATTGCATGGTTAAACCTTTGAACTTAGGATTGGCAGGATGAAAAAAACTTTCCAACTGTTTATTAAACTGCACAGGACGGTAGGTTTTAAGTTCTTTCAAATCCATGGCTACTGCCTTATTTTGTTTTGGTTTTTGTTCCATTTAAATTCTCCTTGTTCATATTATCTAGAAGTTTGCATAACATAATTGGCATAGGCCCATCAAATTTAGGAATCGGCACTATTCGAATATCATTTTTTCGCATAGCTGAACTACACTCAATGTCAACAATCTCGTCCGCAGCTCCAACTTTAATAGCTTCTTTTGGACTTAATTGCCAATCTTTATCATCTATGTTTTTTAAGTATTCATCAAAAGAAATTTTCATTCTATTGGAGCACATTTTGTCAAACTGTGTGCTTTCTACTTCAAATCTTTCCGTAATCTTTTTAAGACGTTTTATTGGAATTCCATCCATAGAAACCATGCAATGATGAAAAAGCATAATTCCCGATTTGTGTATGTACCTAGGTTTTCCAGGGGCTTGAGAAATTAAACATGCCATGCTAGCTGCCCGTAAAATAACTATTTCAATATTTGCATCTTCAGATAAGAAGTCAAACATTTCCGCCATTCCTGCCAAAGACCCACCAGGACTATATAGCACAAGTCGAACAGGAACAACGGGATTTAATTTAGATACAACTTCATTAAGCACATATGACATTTTCATAGGTTCAATATCTCCACTAACAACCACAGTGCTAGAAGGCTCTAATACAATTTTTTTAGCCTGGGCAGTATAAGGAGAAACAAGCAGCGCAATAATTATTAAAAAATTATTCCACATTCTTGGACTCCTTTGCTTGAATCTCAGATTGGAGATTATGCAGTTGCACAGCCAAACTAATACAAGCTGTAACCAATTTCTTTTTTGACAGTGTGCGCAAATGCATTTTAAGGCCGCGCACATGCGCAGCCATTTGTTCTTCTAGCAATTGTTGTGCGGCTAAATTTTCTGTATCTTGTATCTTTGTTTTTGTTTTCATAAAAATCCTATGAACTCTGCATTTTTTGGGACTGTATATCTATCAAAAACTTTAATCTCATCTTCAACTATTAAATACCATACTCGAGAAGGACTGGGCGGCAGCATTTTTGGTACTGGCTCGTCCTTTGGTTTTGAAGTGCCAATATAATAGTCACTCATACTTCAAGTTTGTAAATGCCAGATAGGGGTTATAGATAATTTTTTTGCCGATTTTTGGAATTACCATGGAGCTGCTGACAGTGCTATGCGTGTAGAAAATCATTTCTGGTAATTGTGCCTCTTCAATAAGCAGTTTTAGTAGCCCCATTTTGCGAAAAGATTCTTTTGTGTATGCATAGTGGACAACATGTGTACCAGACATTTCTTCAACGCACATGTATCCAAAAATTCGCGTAGGGTCTGAAGGTTGTACTGCTACCAATACTTTACTACGTTTTAAAATAGATTCAATGACTTTATGGTGAAGGTCAAAGTACACCGGGTTCGCAATATACTTGGAAAACGCAGAGTTTTTATAGGATTTTAACCACGAATTAAAAATAAAGCCAATATCAGCTTCAGTGGCGGTCCTTATGTGGACCTGTGATTTTAAAAGTTTCGGGTTGCTCATCAGGTACTTCCTTTAGTTCGCCATCATAATATGTCCGAATCTCAACTATTAAAAACCCATCATTGACCCGGTCATCTTTTACTATACTATTATATGGAATCTTTAGGCGGTATCCCATGGGGGCACGTCGCGCTGTGGATTCCTGTAGGATGTAATCAATTAAAGCAATTGCCTCTGTTGCAAATGCTTTAAACCTTCTCGTCTTGAGTTTCATCCTGCTCCTTGGATTTTGACGCAATTCCGGCCTTTTCATTTAGCGCCAGAATTTCTCGAAGGATTTCCGTTTCCTTCTGTTCCCAGAGTTTCTTTTGAAATGTTGCGTTTCCAAGAAGCGTTGCTAAACGCTCATATAGTTTATTAATTTCTTCTTTAGACATGCTGAGTATATAGCACAGGTTGAGATAATTGTCAAGCGAAAATTATAGAAATAACATCTACAGACTGGCCTAAACTGTCAAAATAATCGACAGCCGACTGCTCAATAATATCGCGAAGTGACGCACTTCTAATAGTTTTTATCCCGTATCTGTCCAGGTCCACGTGTTTAACGCACCCGTCTTCAAATACCAAATCAAAACGTAGTCTAGCGTCGTTGTACTCCAGAAGCACTGCCTTTACCGTCACGTTTAGCATTATTTACCTTTTAGCTGCTTTTGATGTTGTTTAGACTGGATTAGCTCCATAAGCTGGTCCATGGTCATATCGCCTAGGTCCGCGTCTTTGGCACGGTCCCGTTCTTCCTTACTTAAGTCAACTAAGCTTTTAATATAGCCTTGTAGAATCTTAGCTTCGACAGGATTTAGTGCCCGGCCTTGCTGAACTTTAGTTTTAAACTGCACAATTTCTGTGCGTAGAATTGATAGAGCATCTTCGAGCATCGCGTCTACATTCGGCAGTATAATAGGCGAGTTTGACATTAGTCCTCCAGTAAAGCAGCGTAAAAGTCTCTTTTAATTTCGGGCGGAATAGGCAATTTAAAATGTTCAAGCGTAGCTACAACGTAGCATAGTGTAACCCACTCACTTGCATCATATTCGTTGTTACTTGTTGTGTGCCACAGTGCCTTTGCACGGTCTTGAATCTTGTTTAAATCAAATAACGATATGGGGACCTTCGGGTTTATATCGGCCATAAATTTTTCTTCTTGCTTCCCCAAAAAAATATTATGCGCTGCGTTAAAAATAATTGCGCCCGATTTCAAGCACCACTGCGTCTTCTAGGTTGTTGCGCGAATCGGTGCTTAATAATTTCACATTGCACTCAACGCCGTCAACAATAATGTGTTCAATCCACAAAACCCCAGTGCGCTCAATCCACCGTGCAAAAATTGTGCAAGGTTGACTGCGTACATAAAAGTCAGATTCCCCAAACACTGGCTCAGCGACTGTGCTTTGTGTTACAATTTTTATTGCTACTAAATCTGCATAGTCCATATGCGCTCCTAGTCTACAAAAATTCCAGCATCGTTACTTTCGTTCCAAGTGCGAGCACGCTCCAGAATTTTTTGAACCGCCTGATGAATTTTCCAAATCGACACTTTATCTTTATAGTGCTTGTTGTAGGTATCCGTTATTTCTTTATATGTAGCACCTTTGCAGTGAAGTTTCCAGATAAATCGGTCTTTGCCACGAAGATACTGATAATTTTGTAAATAACGTTCGCACATGCGGTAATAGGTTTGGCGCTCACGCATTTCTTCGGCAGTGTTCGGCTTTGGACTGTGCGTTAAATATCCAGACTCTGGACTGCCCCATTCAATATCATTGAAACCTTCGTCCGCCAGTTTTTTGTACCAAATCTTTCGCAGTTCTTTGTATGTCTTTTGTTTTTTTGGCCGACCTTTTGGCCGCTTTTGTCCGCGCATAAATCCTTTTAAGTGCGTTATAATAGATTTAAAAGTGGGCCATATTGCGTCTGACACGCTAAAAAAGTTTTTCTATGTTAGATTTTGGCTAGTTTATAGCACAAAAAATACCCAGTGTCAAGCATATTCTTTAGCGGTTGTATTGCGGTTGATGGTTGACTAGGTAAAAAGCCGGTCTGCAATATATTCGATTTGAGCCAAATGCACTATATTGCGTCTGACATTCCTTCCACCTGGCGCATAAAGTTTGAATTGGCCGATGTTTTGGCCGATGTTTTGCCAGTTAGAAAGCCGGGCACCCATATCATGACTAGCACCTGCGCATAAAAACTTAACCTTGAGCATCCTGGTGCGTTTAATTAGCAAGGCTTGTGGGGGTTGTGCGTCGCGAGCTGGTGCGTGAATTTGGAAAAAATTTCTGGGGGGGGGGTAGGCCAGTGTGCTTGCTAGTTAAATAAAAAAATTTTGGGCGGGGGGAGGCTGTTTAAGGCTTGGGGACTGTCCGTTTAAAGTTTGGAGAAGGCAGAATCGTGCTAAAACATTGTATTAACTAGATAAATAGAATTAGCAATCAACCTGCCATCGAAACCCCCCCTAAATAAAAATTTCCAAAAAAATGAATCAAATCAAGACCATACCGTGGCTGGAGTACTGGCCTAACGTTTGCAGGGGGATGCAAGAATCGTGCCAACGTATATGCCCAGTCCACCGCTCCGCCGACTATATATTGCAAGACGTTGGCATGCATGTTGACCGTGCAAAGGCTATATGTTGGCACGATTCTTGCATTTTTTAGCCAAAAGTGTCAAATTGTCAGTCAATGTCTAGATTATTTACAGTTTTAACGCAGTTTAAGGGCAGTGAGTGGGCACGGCACGTGCAATGAGTGTGGGTGTAACGTGATGGGTTGGAAGCAATAATGCTAACCAGGTCCCACACTCACAAAGGATTTTATATGAAACTGCTTTTAATCGCCTATCAAATGCTTATGGCCATAGCAATCACTTATGCCATGCTTTATGCTTCAACTCGTGCTAACATGTTGACAAACGCTACAGCAGTTAGAGCCGCATTAATTCAAACAAATGTTGGAGGTGCGCAATGACATACAAACTTAATAACCGTGAGGTTGAAATTGCTGAGAAAACGTTTGAAGCTGGTGAAGGAGTATGGGTGGAAGTTGCTTACTATGTAGACACCGGCGAAGACCTAACCGAAGCAGAGCTTGAGCAACTAACAGACAATTATCAAAGCGAGTTATATGAGGATGCATATTCCGATATGGTGTGCGCGGCTGAGGACCTGTTTGATGCAATGAATGACCGATAACTAACAATAAAAGGAGTTCACATGGAAAATGTTATTGACTTAGTACTTGCTACAAAATGGCTTTTAACTCGCCCCGACATGGAACAAAAACATGGTGCCCATGCTAGGGTTCTGTTGGAATTTTGTGGGCATAAAAATGTTTCAAAACGACGCAAAAGGCGAAAAGTAGTTGTCAATGGGTAACTTTTGCTTGAAACTAGTTATAGTTGGGTTATTGGTTGCAATTATTTTAACGCAATAAAAGGAGAATTAAAATGAACGCAGTAAAATCAGAATCACTTGAACAGTTTTTAAACAGGTTTAGCCACAATACTGGTTTTGAAGTTAGCGCTAAATATAAGCCAATTAACACTAGGACCGTTGTTAACCTATTTAGAGACGCTGGATTTGAGGTTAATCGGTGGGGGGCTTCACGGGTTAACAAAATTGAAAAGTCCGGGTTTCAACCTCATTCAATTTGGTTTAGGCATACCAAAATTTCGGGCTTTCGGTCTAATGCAATTCCAGAAATTCAACTCTTGTCGTCTTATGATGGAAGTTGTGCATATAGACTTTATAAAGCATTATTCCGCCCGGTATGTTCTAATGGTTTAGTTTTGCCGACAAGCGAGGGTTTTGCCCGAGTTGTGCACGTTGGAGCCGCCGTTGAAAAGGCCGTTAACGAGGCGTTAAGACTTATCGGTGAAAGCGAGACTATGCTTTCAATGGTCGATAAAATGGAGACAAAACAGTTATCCGCATTGCAGTCTATTGAGTTTGCAAAAAACGCGGGCAAATTAGTGTTTCCGGAAGGAGCGTTGTTTGAAGCTTCAAAATTGCTCACAAGCCGTCGCGAAGCCGATGAAAGTACAGATTTGTGGACAGTGTTTAATGTCGTGCAAGAGAATTTATTGAATGGCGGCGCGAAATATTTGATGCCTAAAATAATTCAATCTAATTCAATGGACTTTCAAAAGCGTACCACGCGAAAAATGCAATCATTAGAACGGGTTATTAAGCTAAATCAAGACTTGTTTAGTTTAGCTCAAAATTATTTGGAAGGAGTATAATATGGGTTACACTCATTATTGGAAATTTAAGCCTATTAAACGCGGTGAGACGGCCAAAGTTAACAAGGCCTATAAATTGGCTGTTCGAAAATGCCAAGAGTTGCTGATATATTGGAACGAAATGCATGCACACGAACCAGACATGCGCCTTGCAGGCTATGCCGCGCATGTAAAACCTGGACTTTACGGTGGACTTAATTTTAATGGCGCACGCGAGATGGCGCACGAAAATTTCCTAATTCGTGAGCATTATAAGCAAAATCTTGAACGTGATTATTTTGGGTTTTGTAAAACAGTACGAAAGCCCTATGACACCGTGGTTGTGGCCTGTTTAGTTATTTTAAAGCACTATTTGGGAGACCAAATTTCAGTTGCTAGCGACGGTTCGTTGTCCGATTGGGCGCCGGGCACTGGTTTGGTGCAAGCATTTTTAAATAATCCAAATATTAAAAACCCAATAAAAGCCCAAAACGGGCAGAACATGGAGGCAATATGAAACTTTTAACACGAGATTTAGCCAATACAAAAACTGCAAAAAACCGGTCTGAAGGCCGGTTTTTGTCTTTCATTTTGCACCTTGCTCCATACACGGTCTCAGGTTACAACACTTGCAAGTTTGCTTCAAAGGGTTGCGCCGAAGCGTGCCTAAACACTGCAGGTCGAGGTCGATTGGATAGTGCTAAGCAGGCACGTGAGCGTAAAACTAAATTGTTTTTTGAAGACCGTGCGCAGTTTTTTGCATTATTGCTAAAGGACTTGCAGGCCGTTGAGCGCAAGGCTAAAAAACTTAATTTAAAGCCTGTTGTACGCCTTAACGGCACGTCGGACTTGCCCTTTGATTTAATCAAGGTGCCCGGCGCTGTACAAACGGTATTTAGTTTGTTTCCAAATATTCAATTTTATGATTATACAAAAGACATTGTCAAAGCCCGTAGGTTGGCACTGAATCCAATTTCTAATTATCATTTAACGTTTTCGCGTTCCGAATCAAATAATGAGCACTGTATCGAAGCATTAAATCTTGGGTTTAATGTTGCAGTGGTGTTTAGCAATATTCCTGCAACGTACGCGGGGCATCCAGTTACGACCGGAGAAAGTTCTGATTTAAGATTTTTAGACCCCAAAGGACATATTGTAGGACTTGTTATGAAAGGAAAAGCGAAGAAAGATTGTTCTGGTTTTGTTGTGCAGGCAGGTTAGAACATTTTTACGTGGTCCAGTGAGGCACCGTTACGTGGTCCAGTGAGGCACCGTTACGTGGTCCAGTGAGGCACCGTTACGTGG